AGAAAGAAAACAGCGTTACTTTGAAAAGGTTTCTAAAGGTTCGCCCGAACTTTTAAATAGTTCGCCCGACCAAAACAAGAAAGTAAAGGAAAGTAAAGTAAAGGAAAGTAAAGTAAAGGAAAGTAAAGTACTAGAAGAAATACCCCCCTTACCCCCCAGGGGGAAATCCGAAAAGGTTTTTTCTGAATTAAAAGATTATCTGGAAAAAATGATTCCTGAAAAACTCTCCTATTCTAAAAATGAAATAATTTCTTTTTACAAATACCGGATGAAATCGGCAGCTAAGAAATACAAAACAACTGCCGGAATAGATGGTTTGTTCCGGGATCTCTTAGATTGCACACACGCCGGATATTGCCCAGGATTATGTTGCAAGGTTGCAGAAGAAAACGACTGGCTTACACCACGGGTAAAATATTTTGAATCATCCGGGTTATCCGGATCGGTAAAGCAAAAATCAAATATCACTCGCCTTAAACCCCTCACCGACGAAGAACAGATAAGGGAATTCCAATCATGAAAAAACAATCCGAAAGAGTTTTGCCGCATGACCTGGATATGGAAACCGCATTGATTTCCGCCCTATTAATCGACAACAGAGGATTTGAAAACATTGGCGAACTTCAACCGGCAGATTTCTACAAACCGGCCCACGGCCTCATTTTTTCAGCCATGCTTTCCCTTGTCACAGAAAAACAGCCGGTGGATCTGGTGACGGTCGTTGAACGGATGGTCCGTAAATCAGAACTTGAGGAGATCGGCGGGGCCAGCTATCTGGCTAAAATTTGTGACTCTGCCCCGGTGGCTTTGAATGCAGCGGCCTATGCCAAAAAGATTAAAGACTTGGCCATGGTCCGGGGGGCCATACTCTCCTGTATGACCATCATCGATGAGGGCTACAAAACCACGGACCCGGAAGAATTTATTTCCAGGGCTCAGGAATCCATCCTGTCATTGCAAACAACAGACACAAAAGATCATTTTTACAAAATCGATGACCTGGTGATTGAAGCTATCTCCAGGATAAAAAGCGCCCAGGTGAATATCTCCAAGGGACTGAGGTTCGGGTTCCCTGTTCTGGATAATGCTTTGTATATTGCCGGAAGCAAGTTGATAATCATTGCAGGCAGACCAGGGATGGGGAAAACTGCACTCATGCTGTCAATTGCAAAATTCCTGGCCCTGCACGATGTCGAATCAGCCATCCTTTCCCTGGAAATGGATAAAGAATCACTTATTGACCGGCTCCTTTCAGAAGAATCAGACATAAACGCCCTGTGTTTTTATGCAAAAGAGAGCATAGGGTCAAATTCTATGACAGATCTTGAAAATGCAGCCGGGAGGCTTTCCTATCTGCCGATGTTTGTTGATGATGCAGGATGTAAAATCCAGGACATCGAACGGAAATGCAGGCGGGCAAAAAAACTCGGGGCAAAAATTATTTTCATAGATCAGCTTTCAAAGATTTCTTTCCCGGCAAGTATGACAGATTTTCAGGGATACACCCGGAACTGTAACCGGATCGCTGATTTAAAAAAAGAGTTGCGGCTCCCAATTGTTCTGCTTTGCCAGATATCCAGGAAGCTTGAAGAGAGGGTGAACAAGGTTCCGATGCTGTCCGACCTCAAACATACGGGGGCCATCGAAGAGGATGCAGACATTGTTTTCTTTGTTCACCGGCCAGGAGTCTATGACCCAGATGAAACCGGGGATCTTGAAAAAACTGAAATTCACTTATCAAAAAACAGGAACGGGGCAACCGGCATTGAAAGGAAAATTACATTCAATACAAAGCGGTCCATGTTCCGGATGGGGTGTTAAATATAATTTTTCCAAAAAAATAAGGGTGCCTCTATGGCAAAAACCATCACAGGATTAGAAATTTATAGGCAAAAATTAATAAGCTTGCATAGCCTGGTACTTGGGTATCAACCACATCAAGAAAACGAAAATTAAGGGGTAAAATAGAATTGACGGATAAATCCATAATTACCTGCAAAAAGTTAAATGCAACAATCCCGAAATCAACCTGTGTGGCCCGGCAAAGAGCGGTATCAAAACAAATGGCGGATCGTTTGAAATCGAAGAATAAGGGCAATGGCCCGGCGTGGGGTTATCTGGGCGGGGATGGGGCAGTGTTGAAGTATATTTCTTGTATCGGATGCACGGATTATTTAGCCGGAAAATATTCAAAAAAAGATATTCAAAAAAAACAGGAAGCGGAAAAGGAACCAAAAATGGAAGTGAAAACATGTACAAAATGCGGAATTAAGAAAAGTATTGATTTATTTTACAAACAATCTACATCAAAAGACGGCCATCAGTATCAATGCAAAAAATGTATAAATCTTGCAATGGCTTTGAAGAATGGCACCTCAAAACATTTACGAAAAGAAGAAGAAATTCAGGCCCCGCTCCCCCCATCCGTGCCTACTCTTTTCTCAGAACCTGAGAAAACTCAGGTGTGCAGGAAATGCAAAAAAAAAATGCCGCTCACTGCTGAATTTTATCACCGGTGTCAAATTCGCGCGACCGGTTTTAGGGAAATATGTAAAACATGCCGATCGGAATCAAGACCGGATAAAAAAAGCGAGGTCAGGGTAGTCCTAAATTTTAAGAATGATCCGGATTTGCTCGAACGGGTTATATCCATGGCAAAAAAAGAACGCAGGGAGATAGGCCAGCAGATTCTGTGTGTCCTGGAGAAGGTGGTAATTTGACGTTTTTCCCGGTTTTGATTATGGTTGAATCGTTTGCTGCCGCAATATTTTATCTGGTTTCTGGGAAAATCGGCCCGGCTGTGTATTGGTTTGCTGCCGGGTTTTTGAATTTTGCCGTTATTTTTTTGATTCCGAAAGGAGTTTAAATTTATGGCTATAAAAACTTGTGGAGAATGTGCAAAACTCAGAACTTCATTATGTTTTCGTCCTGATTATTGTGTTAATCATGGATATACAGATTTTGCCAGGTCCAGGCCGTGGAAGAAATGTGAAATTTGCGGCGGAAATATGCGCCGAATTCGAACATCAAACCCGTCGAAAACAGTCGTGATCACAGATATTGTGTGCGCTGATTGTGGACTTCAGGCTGAGGAGTGGAGAGAATACAGACGAAAAGGAGTAGCATCATAACATGAAAATAAAAATAATTATTTCAGTGATTATTACTGCAACCGCTCTTTTGAGATGCCCGCCCATCGATTTTTTGATCAGCAAAATAGGCATGGATGACATTTTGAGGGTCATGGCAATTTTTGGAGCATCTTCAATACTGGCTGTTTATATTTATAAAATTAATCCATGGGCAGGCGCTCTTGTTTTTTGTTCCGCTGTTAGCTATATTTATCCCATTTACAGCTTATACAGTAATCTATCGCTATTCACGGTTACTCTATATGCGGCTGTTTATTATGTGTTGGTGAGAGATAAAATAAAAGCTGAGTATCTTATAAATCCCATGGCCATATTTGCCATTATTCACAGTGGTTTTTTGATTTTGCATTTCAATGGGATTTTTCCCGGCATATATGGTAATTTAAAGCCATCCACAACCGAAGTCATAGGGTTAATGGCTAACCCTAATGATGCCGCCGCAGCATTGGCAATCTGTCTGCCAGCAGTGTTCCGTAAAAAATGGTGCTGGGCCATACCGTTGATTATCGCCGGATTTTATTGTGCTCGCTCAACCGGTGGTGTTTTTGGTGGGTTTGTGGCGTCATGCATATTTTTAGCATTGTCCGATATGAGATTTAAAAAAGAAATATTTGCAGGGATAGCCATGATGATTGCTCTATTCCTGGTTTTTATAGATCGACCGGCAGCCTCTGTCAGGTTGGACACATGGATAGTATTTCTCGATAATCATTTTAACCACACCCTGACTCCCGGAATTAAAAATCAAACCATTTTCGGCATAGGTTTAGGAAATTGGAAATTTGTACGGCAAAGCTTTGGTCCGGTAAATGGTCATATGTTATGGACAAATTCACACAATACATTTGTTCAGGGGTTTATTGAGATGGGTTTTCCGTTTTTGATTATCATGGCAGGATATACCTACAGCCTTTTGTCCAGGATCAAAAAGACAATGGGGATCGAAGCGGCTGCACTCGGTGCAATAGTAACTGTCTGTATGACAAATTCAGTGTTTCACATGAATGCTGTAAATGGTTTGTTTGTGGTTTTGTGGTTGGTGTTGGTGGAGATAAAACTAAAGGTCGGAATACAGAGATAAAGAGATTTAGAAAAGGAAGGTGAATGATGAAAACTTATCCAGCTTGTAAAGGTAAAAATTGTGGGTGCACGGACGGAGTAAGTCATTCCGTTGAGTGCAAAGAAGAATATGAGATGTCCGTAGATCCAGACTATTACAGAGGCGCTTGGGAGTGCCCGAACTGTGGATATAAAGGTCAAGAAAACAGAATGATGGATACTTTTTGTAGTAAATGCCATCATCATAGATAATTATAGCTAAATATCAACAGGAAAATGATACTCCTCAAACCGGGGCGATCTCTTCGCAAAAAAGTAAAGCGTTGTTAAAGCAATGATGTCCTCATTGTCATTATCCCAGTATGCCCAGCCAAAACGCCTGACGGCCTGATACATGAGTTTTGCCTTGGCCACTGGCACATTGTTATCAATCAAACCCTGATAAAAAATTTGATCGGTATACGCCCGGTCAAACTGATGATTCCAGTATCCCCAATCGTGACCAACTGCCGGACCGATAACTTTAGGATGAAAAGGATCATACAGAAACAATCGGGCAACTTTGGGGATACTGGCTCCGTCAGTCAGAAAATAAGCCGGAACCAATGTCCCATACTTTTTGTTTGGGTAATCATCAATTAAAACCCACTTATATTTTTCAGGCACAGGGGAAAGGTTCGGTTGGTTCATAAACCCTTCTTTTTCTCGTTGTATTTACTCCATGCAGCCAGCACCCCGGCCACAACAATCCCTGCAGTGGAAAGAAAGTTCATCAAATCTTCTTGAAACTGCGAATCCAGCTCAATGTCAAATAACTTGGCACCGGTCACGATTAACAGGATTAAAAAGGTGTAATTTCTTTTCGATAAATACCATGGGTCCATGGCTTCCTCCTTTTAAAACAATTTAGAATTCAGGCAAATCAACCGTTTTACCTTTTAATTCATGCGTACAATCTCCAAGAAATTGGATTTTACCATCTTTTATAAATGAATGGCAGATTAATTTTGGGACTTGGTCAATGTAACCAGATCTCACAAGTATGCTCGGGCTCACTGTTGGTTTATCAATATTTCCATTGAATCCCCAACATGGCTTGAAATTTTTGTTTGTCTGAATAAAATGGGCGCACCCACATCCCGGGCACTGAAATGAAAACCCATTTCTATCATCTATCGTGCTTAATTTTATTGGACTAAATTTTGCCATGAATCCCCTCACAAAGTTGGTTCTGCTCCACAATTAGAGCAAACCATTCTATCCGGTAAAATAAAAAACGTATGACAAGAACAGGCGCATTGCCAAACATGCTGACCCTCTTTAAGAAGATTGTTTTTATCTTCTTCGTCAAGGTAACATTCTTTTTTATCAAATTTTATATCAATAGACTTCCATGGAAACCGGATAATATTTGTCATCTATCAACTCCCATAAATCGTCAATTGATCTTTTCAATTCAAACTCATCCACCCAGCCACACTCACACTTGCACCGGATCATATTAAACCCGTCCGGAGCAACAGTCAACAATCTGCCTTGGCAATCAGGGCAGACGCAAAACATCTTAACCATCAATCTGGAAATGAATGTGATCTTTCATCCGTGACAGACCATAATCTTTTGATACTGACTGAGCGATGCCCATGGCATCCCCGGCCCTAATATTTTGTCCTATGAGATGTTTATGGGGTTTAAAATAAAACATTTTCCCTTTTGTTTTATCATGCCGCCACAAGATCCCGGAAAGAGGTGATCCTAATTTGGGGAATGATTCTCTTTCAATAGTAAGAGCGAACGGTGCTATAATAATTTGCCCATCGTCACACAAATAATCAATCCCATTGTGGATTCTATTCCCCCTGGAAGCACCATACTCCCCGGAGCCCTCTTCATCGTTTCTGATGCCTTTGCCTGTTGGTGATATCATTCTCTTTCTTCCCTCCTACGGCTTGTTTCAATGGCAAATTTTAACGTTGCCTGTATCCCAGCGATGCTTTCCTTGACTTCGGAAACCTCCACCCGTAAGCCGTCAAATTCAGCTTGATTCGGCATCCCTGCAAGGGTTTGTTTAACTTGAGATATGTCCCGGATAATCGTTCTGAAATCTTCCCGACCGGTATCGAGTTGTTTTTCTGTTTCCTTCACCCGGGTGTCCATCTGGGCGACGTCTTTTTTTAATGTTGGAACACAGCAGGCTTTTTGCCGGGAAGAACAGATTTTTTCAAATTCAGTGGTTTTTAAATAAACGGCTCTTTTTTCAACCCGGCCACTTTTATAGGAATCATAAATGGCCTTACCAAGTATTCCCAACATGAACGAAATTCCTGCAAAAAATAGCCCCGTTTCAGTAGATGTCATTTATTTCTCCCATGAAAAAAAATAATTGGTTGGTTATGAGAGGTCTTGATTTTCACCGTTCATCGCACTTTATAATTATAGTCCGGTCATCTGCCAGGCCTCCTGCGGTGACGATGTGATTGACCAGGCTATACGATGTTCCGGCAGTCCCACCGGATAGAACAACGGTGGTTTTTGTCGTGGTAGTAGAATCGCTGTCTTTTGTAATCCCAGACGGCACCGTCCAGGTACTGACTGATATGGTATCCGTATCGAGCCAATCAGACCAGTCAATCGAGTAATCAAGTACCGCATTCGGGTCTTTTAAAAATCTCATTACCTATCCTTTATAATAAATCGCCTGTTTTCATTGCCTACAACATAAATACGATCTTCTGATCCATAGATATCCGCCTCGTTCTCGGAAGAGTTTTATGGCGTGGTAGAGGCATTTCATCTTCTACCTATAGGAAGGAAGCCTCTTAGGCCGCTTGGCATATCCGGATCTCTTTGACTTGCGCCTATATTCGGTATTTTGTAAACTCCATAGCCCCAAGGGTCTTCTTCCCCGCCGTCATTTACTCCGGTTATCCAGACTCCGGTATCAATTGCAGGGGAATTGGATTGAAGCTTTCCGGATGGGGTTATGAGTGGGTCAGTTGTTATAGAATGAGCGCCTAAGAAAGCGGAAACATTAGTTATGGTTGCATATGCTTCTATCCTTCCAACCGAATAACTCGCATTGTTATTAACCAAATTATAATCCTCTGTGTACAAAGAGCTATCATATGTTGTAGAATTTATTAAAATACCCTGTGCCGCAAGATCATAAAATATATTGTTTTTAATATCCACATCGCCAGACGCATAAATATAAATCCCACGATCACAACCGATAACAGTATTATGATAAATTTTACCCTGGTCTGTTCCACCGGTTCCATTGTTTATAATTATTCCAGCGTTTTCTTGAAGGGGCCATTCTGAAGATCGAGTATTACAATTTAGTATGACATTGGACTTTATAATATTCCCAAAGCCATATTTGCTGACATCTGCAATACCGTTACCTTCACAATTATAAACGAAGTTATTGTACATTGTACATGTTTTTGTGTATTGATCAAATCTGATCCCAAGGCCATCCGCACCATCACTGTCCACATCTATTATGCCTGATACAATATTCTTATAAATATTAATGTTATATGTATATGTATCAGCATCATAGCCACCCGCTTCTATGCCTGTGCCCCATACACGATCCACCCCATTTAACGACCCTGTATCTTTTATAGTGTTTGAATAGATGTTGACATCATGGCTATTAGTCCCACACCGAATTCCAGTCTCACCATTATCTATACAAGTATTTTCATTTATATTAATATCATAAATTTCAGTCCCTAAAATAGCCGCAGCAAAAATTCCATTTTGTGACCTATAATCTATGTTATTATGGACATTAATATTATATGAAGAACCCCCAGAGGCAGCAGTTATTTTAATTCCGGCAGTTTCATTATCAGCAGTTATACAATTATAGATGTTGATATCATGCGAATTAGAAATTAAAATTCCACCAGATGTCGTTGTTTTTTGCGCTTGAATATTAGTGATATTTATAAAAGATTTGCCTGATACTTGAAAAACTGTGTATGCCGCATATTCCAAAATTGTGATACTGCTTCCATAACTTTGGATGGTTATAGGATGATCAGCCACACCAGATGTGCCAACAGAAAATACCACACCAAGAAATGTTCCAGATAGGTTTACACAAACATCATCCCCAGCGGCGACCCAATCGAATATTGAATTTGCTCCCCCAGTAGTCCAATTGATATCTGAGAAGGCATCGTAGGGAGTCGTTATTGAACCATCTCCGCCAGCGGCGGCACTTGAAGAAATATAAATATTCCTATCAGCCCCCCACGCCTGCCCAACCAAGGCCAGGCTTATCAGTATTCCAAGTAAAAACTTTTTCATTATTCTTTGTCCCTTATTTCAGGTTACTCAACCGGCGAATACCGTCACTCATTGTTTCAGCACCAGGACCTCAATAACCACCGTTCCGGAAACAGGTTTTGCATAAAATAATATTGCACCTGGCACCCCATAAACCTCCTCCGGTGCAATTCCTTCACCATCCCTGACGGTAAAATATTTAGCACCATCAGCAGTGTCAGAAATTAAGAAGTCTGCGCCATCCCTAGAATGGAAAGCATAAGCAGTACAAGTTTGCCCCGAGTTAAGTGATACCGGAAGGAAAGATGTGCCGGAGATCGGAACATTAATGGGTTTTTCTATGGCATAAGATGAGCCACAAAAAGATATCAGTATTAGAAGGCCTACGATTAAAAGTTTTTTCATTCGATTCTCCATCTAAATAATTGCACAAAAAAAAAGAAACCCTTTGGCAGAGTATAGAAGACTCCTTCAAAAGGTTTCAATTCAAATTATACAGATATAGTTATCTGAAAATTATTCTGACGCCCTTAGTGATTCGAACAAGTTTTTTGTAATCTCATTCCTTCTCTTATTCAAAGCATTTATCTTGTTTTGCTTTTCTTCGGAATTATCATTTGAGCTGTATATCCGCTTGATTTCATCATTGATATCAGCTAAGTTTTGTCGAATTTTTGTGACCGGTTTTTTCACTCGCAATAAATTTTTGTTTTCGATAACAAGATTCCTCGCATCCTCCCGCCTGCCTGTCTTCAAGTAATGGTTCAGCGTCCGATTCAGACCGTCGATTTTTTCATATAAATCATAAAAACGCTGCACATCCTTTGATGACCTAACGTCTCCGGTATCCATAACACCCAAGGCAAATGGGTTCCTTCTTCCTTCTGGTAAGTCAGGGTAACCCATAGCCGATCTTGACATCGCGTCGGTTCCAAAAAGCACCATGGCCCCCATGGTTGAAAAATATCCATTCACAAAATGCTCAAGCTTCAATGGAGAAACATTCAACGACCCACCTATCATCTTCATGGTATCGCTTGTCCATGGCATGTATTGCTCAGAAGGTTTCAAGTTCTTCATTGAATCCGGAACAATCCTGCGGCCCTTAAATGTACTCATGTTAAACCGCTCTTCCATAATCGGCTTTACCATCTGTGGCATGTCAATATTGAAAACATCCCTTGCCGTAAACTTGAACCAATCCCACACAAACTTGCCTTCCTCTGTACCGTTCATGACATTTGCCACGCTTTCAGGAAGAGAGGCAAACAGAGCTCCTATCTCAAACGGTTTAGGAATCCTGTAATGCTGATCCCCTATCCAGAAATGAAAGTATGTCCACTTGTCCCAATCCTCAAGGGATTTGTACCGGTCATCATCTTTAAATAAAGACCATAGCGCAAGGGCGGCTGTTGTCAAAATGGCCGATTTCAAAAAGAAGGCTTTCGGGTTTTCATTTGCTGATCTACTCAGTTTATAAAGTCCCTGGACCCTGGCATTTAAAAACGGCACAATCCGGGTCAGAGCCTGAACAGTTCCGGAAGATCCACGCATCGAGAAATCGAGAAGATCCCTTGCTTCAAACCCGGCATCAAGATTACTGTAGCCCTTACTTTTAAGCCTGGTATACAGCCCGAGTCTTGCAGCATTTTCCGAAGCTTCACCAATTTTATCCCATACACGGAACAAAGCATTGTCCCAAGGTTTAAACGGGTCTATTATTCTACGAATAGCACTCTTGCCTTCGGATCTTACAATTTTATCAATAAATCTGGACGCTGTTTTGGGATCATCCGATTTAACATATGAAGACCCGAACCCGAACCCGGTTGACATGAATTCGATATAATCCTTGTCCTCTTTCATGGACTTGATAAACCCGGATGCAGTATCCAGGAATGGAACAAAATTTTTGGCCACAACAGCGGTATGGATTGTATCCCGGATCATGTTTCGAATACGGAAGGCAGGTCCGAATGTGGCACCGAATGAAAGTATCCTCTTCGCTCCGCCCATCATCCGCATGAGGATGTTATTGAAAGCCTTCATGTCAAGCTCGGAAAGAGATTCATAAAGGTCTTCGTCGGTCGTTTTAAAATATACCGGTTCCCCGTTTTTCTGGAAAGACAGAATCCCATAATCCTTCATGCTGCCGAACATAACCTTATATTCTTTCCTTGGCTCCACTGAATACTGGCCCTTGCCGTCATCTTCCAGTGAATAGGCCCAGGTTTCCGCCTTTTCCTTCGTGCCAAAGATATCCCTACCCTTTGTGGCTCCTTCTTTCACGACGGCGAACCTGGTCACTGTCTCAGACCCGAGAATTTTGACAAGGTCTTTTTTCTCAACCTCCTCAATGATGCCAACCGTTTCGCCTGCTTCAAAAGCCCTTTGCCTTGCACGGTTTCTTACAGAAGCATCAACCAAGTGCATCCAGTTTTTCAAAAGGTTTTCCAGGGGATCGCCAATCTTAGCTTCCCCTCCTTTTAACTTTTTGATCTGTGCTGAAATATGCCGCCAGTTCTTCCTAGGTCCTGACAAGAATTCCTGTTGTGATATCGGATCTTCCATAATCCGATAGAATGGAATATAAAAATTTGATTCCCATTCCGCCCTGCTTTCAGGATCAATGAGTCCTGCCTGTTCAGCTATATCAAGCACATTCTTATTGATGCTTTGGAGTTTCAGGTTAAGTGCAGCCCATGTCTGCCCGTTTTTGGCGTGAGTTCCCACCTTGGCAAAAAGCTTGTCCCTTGCATCCTTGTCAAGCCAGTTCTCCCGGCCTTCTGCTTCCAGTTGTTCCGCTCTTTTGGCAGCCACCCAATAGAGCAGGTTTCGCCAATCCGGACCGATGGCCCTAAGAAACGGGATAACCCCTTTGCCGCGCTCAGTGACAGCGATTGTGTCACCTACCCATGCCATGGGACCGTGCTCAAGAAACATGGCAAACGTGGCAGACTTAATACCGGTCAACATTCGGTGCAGTTTATACGGTTCGTCTCCAAGGCGTTCTTTGATAAAGTGCAGGTGATCCAGGGTTTTGGTAATAAAACGATCCCTGGCAAGGGTGCGTTCGTCTTTTGATTTTGCCTTGTCAATCATCCCGGAAATTTGTTCCCGGGTTGTTGGTTCGGAATAAAATTTCTCGTCGATGATGCCTTTGTTAAAAAGGGTTTCGTTGCTGTCTGTTTGACCAGGAATTTTATTATAAATTTTCCCGCTCTCCATCTCCCGGGCAATTTTTCGGACGGACGGCCCAAATAAATTCCGGATCGAGTCAAGGAAATCTCTGATTTTCTGGATAATCTCACCGAGCAACGTATCTCTTTCGTACCTACGCTCTTCCAGGACCCGTGCAATATAGTTGGCCCGGTTTTCCCGCTGATCTGCCACGAGTTCAAAATTAAGCTGAGCCTTGGCCGCATTTATCCGGGAATCCAGGATCAATTTTTCCCGGGGACCGATGATGCCGATATCCTCAAGCCAATGCTCAATCTCATGGTTCAGGGTCCAGGTGCCTGCCAGGTCTTTGACCAGTTCAATTTTATTTTTTCGGTAGGCCCCCAGGATCTGGCCTTTCTCGTTCCTCTTTCCGGTTTTCATGTCAAGGATGAGGCTCCCGTGTTTGCCTGGTTCTACGGATGTGATTTGAAGTTCTCCGCCGCCTTGGGTCCTGATCCGGACTGAACCGTCGTCGGATATGCTGACGTCTTGGCCCGGGAAGGCTTTTTGGATGTCGCTTATGGTTACGAGTTGGGAGGGAGTCTGAGAAGAATATTGCACACCTTCCCCCGGTGTGCTGGATGGGTTAGGGGATGAGTTTATAATTTCGATTAAATCATCAACGGCTTTCTGTTTTTGCGTGGCCTCTTTATCATATCCTTGGTAGCCCATGCCTTTTAAATATTTGGCAGTATTGAGCTGGTTAATTTTTAAAATTAATTCTGACTGTTTGTAAGATGGGCCTTTCTTATTGTATTCAGCTTTGGATATTGGGGATAGGTTCGACATTACAAATTCATCGTCACCACCAAAACCTATAACCTCTCCCTCGTAATAATATATTTTACGCTTAGAGGCTGCATCCATTGTGGCGAATCCTCTGGATTCATCAAACCCAAAAACAGAAGCCATCGAAACGCCGGATTCATATTTATTTTCTCTTGAATTATAAGACTGTCCGCTTTCAGGGGCTTCCCCATATCTATACCCAACGGTTTTAACAGATATCTTTCCATCCTTGAAAGCTTTTACTGACTTATTAATGGACTCTAAATTGATACCACCATCGGGCTGCGGGGTTAATCCAGTGGTTATGTCGTCGCCCTTCCCCGTTTCGGATTTCACTGATTCTTTATTATCAGGATTTTTATTATTTTGTAAAGAGGAATGATACTGCACCTCACCGTCCTGCTGATTAATGGGCTGTTCGGAAAACTCAGGAGTCTTTATTCCGAGAATATCCATAACCTTCACAGAGTCTGCCGCATTCTCAAACACTTCCTCCATGCCGTTGATCAAATGATCAAGCGTCCGTTTCATCCTTCCGGCTGGAACAAATACCTTCATCCTGTTTCCGGATTTCACAAAGTCGCTTCCAACCGAATCAATCAGCCCTGAATTCAGATAATACCGGCTACCACTTGCCTTGGATGCAGGGACAGAAATGGTCCCTGACCCATCCTGTTTCGGTGTAATGGCAAAATCCCCACGCCTGGACCTGACAAAGATATTATTGCTTAAAACCGTCATGATATCTTTGGTGTTGGTCAAAGTAATCGGTCGGCCTTGAGATTCTTTATTCAGATCAAATTTTGCAGGCATCAATATACCCTGCCGGACCCGGCCTTTATCGTCCGCGAAATTAATGATCCTGCCCTTCGGATACCGGGCAAAGGCTGCCAGTAAATTCCCGGTCATGATAACTCTGGTTTCCCTGGCACTCTGGCTGGACCGGTCGAATTTTGACAAAACGGATTCGTTTATTTTCCCGTTATTGCTGAAAGATTCCATCCGGTTGATAAAGGAAAATGGCACGACGAGTTTTCTTGTTGAATCTGGAACTGCAACGGTAACTTTCCATGTTCCCAAAGCCAATGGATTTTTGGGATTGCCTTTTTGCTCAACACCGAGAACAACGGTTTCAAAATACGTGTCACCTATAGGGATTTCAAGAATAGATCCTGGCACGGATGAATAAAAGACTCTTTCCCAATCATCTCTTATTGCGTCAAGCCTGCTCGCCTGGGCTCTCAATCTTTCCTCATCCTCGATATCATCCAATATACCATTTCGATAATCAAGGAATCGGTTCAGGATATCTGAGCTTTTATCATAATGTTTGTCACGGCCTTCATTTGCCAATTCATTCAAGCTTTTTTCTGTGGTTCTTGCCTCTTTCGAATCAAGCCCGAATATGTTTTCCTTTAATAGATTGACAACCTCTTCACTGGAATACGATTTGCCTATCTTTTTCATGTCCACTTCTTCGGCAAAGGCATTGCTGGTAAAAGGAGATTTATCGCCCTTACCATCAAAAACAGTGGCTTTTTTTAATGTTTTGGCATCGGTATCAAAGGTCTTTGCCTCCAGGTCATTCTCGCCCATGGCGTCAAGCTGATCAATCAGATCTGTGTATCCTTCCTCAATCAAGGCATAAAGGTCTTCCTGTTCTTTGATGGTCGGCAATAAGGGAATTCTGCCAGTCACCTTCCGGGCCGCGCCATCTTCATCAAGTCCTGATTCCGTCTTATCTGAATTTTTTAAAGGGCTCCCGATGGCAGAGTGCATTTCAGGAAAGTCCGCCATAAGCCTAGCAACAACCTTGTCACCATATTTATTGATAAAATCCACAACATTTTTGGCCGTGACTTCGCTGTCCTTGGATGCAGTCGTGTTGGCGTTCAGGCTTGCCATTTTCCCGGCCAGAACAGCAGCCGGTCTTTTTTCGGAAGGGATATCCCCCATGAGCTGGATATATGATGGCGTTTTTACCTGTCCGGCCCGGTGTATCCTGCCGAGCATCTGCATATGTGTATCAATGTTTGCCTCGGCCTGGGCAATGATCATTACTCTTGGTTTGGGATCGTGTCCCTCCCACTTCGGTACCGCATGAAGTGACAACCCGGTTGCCCCGCTTTGATTTAGAATTAAAACATCTGTTTTGTCGGTGTTGAAATCATAAATGGTTTTTGTTCGGCCGGCAATGCTTTTGTCTTTCGTCCCCCTCATCCGGTATCGCTGAGATCCGTCCGGCCGGTATTCAATCATATGATTCCGGCCTGTTATTTCACTGGCATTCAATCCGGCTCCCTTCAGTTTGAATATCATATAATCAACCGGGGAAACCGGGAGCCCGTCAAGATCCATATCAAAAATAAGTTTTTTAACCCGGTTGAATTCCCTGACTCCTTCCGGGCCTAAGTCATCATCTGAAATATAATGACGGATGACATCTTTTTTATTACCGCCTGGCTTCGTTTCGGTGTATCGCCGGGTATTATCCAGATACTTGAACAGGAGATCATTAAACTTGAGGCCGATCCCATCTCCAGGCTTCAACCCGTTATCCTCTACATACTGCTCAATGAATGAGCCCATGGTGTTTGAAAGTGTGATAACCGGCTTTTTATCTTCCTTCACGGCCTTGATAGCTTCATCAACGGCTGCTTGAGTCTTCAGGGAAAGCAGCATCTGAGAAATAAGATTGTGCATGGTGGATGCGAAACTGACCGAGCTGATTTGAGGTGCCGCTGCCGCTGACATGCCGCCGATACCGGTTCCATCAAAGGCTCCCTGATCTGCAAGCTCAGATATTGCAGGTTCTATAAATTCTTCTGAAAATTTTTTGATCTGATTCAAAGAGATGGAAACATCCCGAGCCCGGACCTGATCAATCTTGGTTGCCTTGGTGGCATACTCAACACCGTCAAAAGACCTTTCACGCCTCACATACTGCCCGGCCTCCACCAGCATTGCCGCCACGGCCTGCTGTAACGGGACCCCGCCTGCGGATATGGCCCCTGACAGATCCTTGATATCATCGACGGCAAGGCGCATATCTGTTTTGGAATACAAATCCATGGTGCTCGGCCGCTTTGCATATGTGGCGGATGAATAAAATGTTGAATGGGCGCTTTGAATTAATCGTCTGAACCATATTGACCTTGGATATTTCTCGTTGGTTTCCTGAGCTCCCTCTGACCCTCCGGCCTTATGAGCTTCATCAAGAATGAGCATCCCATTTTTTTCGGCCATGGCTTCCAGGAAAACCCGCTGTGCTGAACCCGGTTTATTTGTCTGGTCATATGTGGTAAAAATCACGCTGTACTTTGAATCAAGAAACCCATTATCAGCCATCTGTTTCAAAAGCGAATTGTGCTTATTCGTGGTTCGGATGACCTTATCTCCGTCCTCGGTCAAGGATATTTTTTGATCGGCATTGGTGATCAGTATCCGGTCCGCCATGTCAGACATCCCGATATCTGAAAGATCCCGGTACATATCCGTGTAAAGGTTCGGCTTCTCAGTAACAAATATGGGAGTGAGGCCCCGCTCCATGGCAAACCGGATCATGGCAGCAACAACCCGGCCCTTGCCCACACCGGTCTGATCCCCGATAATAAACCCGGCCCCTTTATCAATGTTGTTGATGGCCAGGGCGATGGCGTCAACCTGTTCACCGGAAAAATATTCCTTCAGTTCATCCTGGGAGTACCCGAGCTTTTCAGAGACATACTCATCCACAAGCCCATGCTTTTCATTGATGTCGGCCAGGGCCTTTTTGATGGCCTCGGACATATTCACGGGCGTGAGGGTTTCTATGGCAGGAGATTTGCTTGATGGGATATAGGGAACCTGCCCGGAGTTTGCCTTTGCTTTTTCTTTTGGTTTTGGCTGTAGTTGCTGTGACTGTTCCATGAAAAATCGTTTTAAATAAGGCTTCAATTCTGCGCCTGTTTGTGTGGCCAGATATTGAATCAACTGTTTAAGCGTGTGCCCGGCTTTCTTTGCATGGTCCCAGGCGCTTGCAAAGAAAGGCCGTGCAGCTTTATAGGTTTCTTCATTAAAGACAAATCCAGATGACAGGGTGTTCCTTGGAGTGAAAAGGGCGTTTAGGCCCTTGATGGCATCTTTAACGTCTGACAAGCTTTCTAAAGCAAAATCGTTTAACAGGTCTTTCTTTGTTTTGGGTTTTCTATTTGGTGGCTTGTTCTTTTGCGCTTCTCTCCTGGCCCAATTTTTTAGATATTGTTCTATCGCCTTTTCATTTTTAGCCCGTGAAGATTGCAACCCTACTTCGGAGGATCGTCTTCCTCTGTCTGGTTTTTCAACAGGGATAGCGATATCATCCGTAGAGGTGTTAAAAACATCGTCAATAAGTCCGTCAATTTCTTCAACGGACATATTTTGAAGTTCTTCCGATATGTCTTTGGGAACGGTTATGTCTGGACCGAAAGCATCGTCCAGCATGGAATCAAGATCAGATTCAGAAATGTTTTTTAATTCATCCGTTAAGCCAGGTTTTCCATCCAGGTTTCCAGATCCATCAGTCTTAGGATTTCTTCGGCTTCCGGGCTGGTCTCCATTATCGGGCTTGTCGGCAGGTTGTCGTGAACTCCCATCATCGACAGGTGATGATACAGGCGTTCGTTGATCTGGTCCGACATCAGATCTAGTGCCGCCGTCCTTGTCGATCTCGGGGATATCATTCCGTCCTGTAACAGATCGGCGTTCTCCAGGGTCTTTTCCAGCATCTTTGCCGCTTCCTGGGGATATTCCGCTTTGTTTATCAGGTTCTGAACCAGGTCTATCATCAGGTATCTGTGGTAACTTGGCGTCAGGGTCTCCCCCTTCGGGAGCCATACCGCTGCTATCCATTGCGCCGAGCTCTCCTCGGGAGGAGCCCAGGCTATCAGGTCTTTGTGTGGTCTTTCCATCAAGCTTTCCTTTCAGTTCTTCCAGCGTTTTTAAATAGGGTGGCGGAACCGCCCCAGGAAGAGCAAGTTTTGATTTCCCCTTCCCATCAATCACTATGAAATCAACCGGCCAGGCAGCACCCTGCTTTGCATAAAGATCGCCTGACAAAGAAAAGTGGTCAACTACATTATAATTGTCAAAGAGGGTTTTGTAAAATAAAACCTTATCTTTTGCTCGGTATAAAAGCTTTCTGCCTTCCGGGGTAATGTTTTTATCATTCACACTTCCGACAATGAAAACCGCCCAGCCATTATCTTTCATGGATTCAAGAGCCTTAAAAACGATGGCATGGTCAATCTGAGTCGTGGGATATTGATCGTTTATTTTCCAGGTTTTTGATACTCCGGCGTCATCCTTGACAACACCAAATGGAGGGTTGCCGATGACAGCATCTACTTTTTCAGCCGCTGATATTTCTGTCCCATCAAGGTTGAAAATGACATTGAAGCCCATCCCGAGCAGGGTATTATACCGGTCCGGATTCAATTCGTTGGCCGTCACCTTCTCAGGGTTCGACCCGATAAGCAAGGCCCCATTCCCGGCTGACGGCTCATAAACGGTTTTACCGGATGTGATCCCGGCCAGTTCAGACGCAATCCATGCCAAAGGAAGAGGGGTTGAATATGCCTGATCTCTGACCGATGTGGATGTCCTGACGGAAAGATTCGGCATTCGGTTTTGCAAGTCAACGAGCTTATCAAATATCTTTTCAGACGTCCCGTTGTGCTTTTTTCCGCCATCTATAATCGCCCGGGCTGCGAGTACGCCGGCCGTCTCGATGGCTTCATCCACCATCTTGGCATCCTGGGTACCGGCCTTAATGATAAAGCCTGTTTCATCCGCAAAGGCTTTTCTGGCCTGGAGGATATTGGCAAAGCCCTTCCCGGATCGGAATGCGGAAAGGAAGAAATCTGTTATGTCGCTTTTGGTAGGTTGTTCTTTGGTATCTATTTTTTCTTTTGACTCTTTTTCTACCTTCTCTCTATCAAACTCCGCAATCTCTTCGATTGTCAGATAATCTGTTGCCCCTTGTTTGTACAGGTCTTTTGGGTTATGGGGCTGCGGCATCACGCCGCTTCTTGTTGGCACAAGGCGCACGGGGTGACCGACACGGAGCCCGGATTCTTCTTGATATGATCTGGCTCCCCTCTCATCAACATAAATTCTTTTTCCGTCAGGGTTTCGGCCTATAGCCCCCCTAAGGTCCATGTCATCATCTTTTTTAATGGGTTCCGTTATCGTCGATTCAGGAACATTTTCTGGGATATTCTCAGGAACATTCAGAGACAGATCCTTCTCCTTAACAAATGTCCCTTTCCCATCCTGCTTTCTAATAAACCACATTTTGTCGGACTGTTTTTTTTCAAGCTTTCCGGAAAACTGGTCGCCGTTCTTACCATTCCATGATACCGGATCTCCGGGCTTTAAGCCGGTTGTCTGCGGAGCAATGGCAGTGTCAGAAAAGACAGGTTTCTTGGTTCTATTGCCATCTTTCACCCAGGCCTTGAAATCTTCTGTGCCCATCTCGGTGATATTTCCAAGGCCTTTCCAGCCCTTTTCATAATTGGCAAGATAAATGGATTCAGCTTCTTCCTTTGACCCGGCGCCAAGCACCGCCTTGTGCTCATCAAACTTTCCGGTTCCCGGGTCTACCTGATCAACAACAAATACTTTCGGGCTGGTTTCTGTTCCGGGCTTGATAAAAACATCAACCTGATCCCCGTCTTTGCCTTCGGTCCTTTTGAAATAGCCATAATGCCCGGACATGGTTGACTGCCATTCTTTCCCGGATTTATCCTTCCCTTTTCGGATGGACCCGTCCGGGTTCTCAATCGTGATATTCAAGCCATCAATTTTGATATGGTCTTTCTGGTAATTCCCGGCCTCTTTCTGGGCTTCGCTCGGGTTGGTATTTATTTTTTCCGGTTCAACTTCATGCTCAAAAACTGGCCGCAATGTTGAAATCGCTTCCGCCGGAAGATCCTGCATTCCAAAATTATCAGTTAAGCCCTGTTGAAATTTTCTTTGATCACGGACAGGAGAGGTCTCAACCTCCGCTGGTGCAACGTCCAGCCCGTCATCATAATTATTTTCAGGAAATACCGGAAGAGCCTGGCGCGGTAACATATCGGCCAAACCTGCAAACGGTCTGTATTTGCCTTCATCGCTGGTATCGGCCATGCCTCTCTGAAAAGCTGGCATGTCAGCAGGAAGCGGCATCGTGCTTTCATCCGGACCATTTACCATGGCTCTTTGAAAAACAGGTTGATCGGTCTGACCCATGGCCTGCTGACGAAGTTCTAAAGCCTGTACGGATGCTTCCCGGCTTCTGACTTGCCGGAAGGTATCAATATTTTTAGAAAGCAGATCCTGGCTTTGATCGATACCCTGTTTTGTAATGGCCGGATCAGGTTGGGAATAAATGCCTGTCATGGCCTGTTGATTCTGCTCTCGCAGAGATTGAACCGGGTCAGACGTGGAAGGAGTCTCGGTCGGTGCAGGCGGGGCAGGATTCCTCTGCCGGTTGATTTCGTCCATCCATCCGAGTTCTTCCTCATTCGGTACGCCTGCAAACGGGATCGTGTCGGAATATTGTTCGGCCGGTGCGGTTCGCATTGCGGTTTGAAAACTGTCTGCCGGGGCCTGTGGTGATTTGGTTAAATCTTCTCCGGAAAAACCTTTGTTTGGATCCAAAAGGTTTGTGGGCTTGTCTTTCAATAAAGCGTTTGCGCCAATAGAAACACCAGCTCCACCGGCCCCACCGACTGCCCCGGCTCCCATAGCTTCAATAATTTGCTCTATATTGGCTGGTGTAAGAAATTTTTCATCAGTATTTGCAACTGTATTCAAAATACTAAATACTTCCTGGCCGCCTTCCTGTAATACTTCTTTTGGGATATTGGTGATCAGTCCCATAGCGGCTGACTTGATCGCTTTCCCGGAACCAGATCCAACCACGTCAACAAATTGGTCAATCAGTTCGCTGTTACCGCCGGCGTATTCCAGCGATGTAGACAAGGCTCCGAAAAACAAAGCCGTGCCAGGGGCATCAATGCCTTTTTCCTGAAGCAATTGAGCATAATTCCCACCGGATTCCAATGGCAGAACCGCAGCGCCCATGCCTACTTTCCCGCCAAGTTTCATCAAGGCCTGTTTTGTGATCTGTTTTTTAAGCTCAGTTTCTGCAATGCCTTTTGATGCCTCGGTAATCACGCCCTTGGCTATTTGAGCCTCCACGGCTTCTTTTGTCATTGATTCGATAGATTTTTTCAATATGGTTCTGCTTGCGAACCCGCCTATTGCGGACCCTGGTCCAGGAGCAACGCCGGTTCCTATAATGGTTCCAATAGCAGCCTCAGCCATGGATGGGACCAACTCTCCAAGGGTGCCTTGTAGCCAGTCAACAGACCCACCAATTCCAGCCTTTCCAGTATAAACATCTTTAAAGGTTTGTTTTGCGGGATTCTCTTCGGCCTCGGCCATGTTACGCTGATATCCTTGCATACCCCAATTTTTAACGGAGTCAGAGCCAACCGCTGATCCGACAAGAGCTGTTGCACCATATAAACTGGCCTGCGTTTGATCAATGCCTCGTTTGATACCTGGGATGAAATCATTGTCAGATTGCACTTCAAATTCATCTTCACTTATTGCTGTAGGCGGACCAAATTTAAAATTAGAATTCTCTAAAATTCCACCACTTGCTGAGCCTATGTCAAACTCATCAGGACTGATTGCAACTGCATTTTTCCCAAGAAAAAAAGCCGACATGTTTTATTTTCTCCCCGAAATGTTTGGTGTCATGATCTGACCACGTCCACGCATAGCTGTTGGGTCCATCGGATATTTGTTTTCGTATTGCGGCATTGTCTCTTCGAGCTGTCCTTTCCCGGCCATGATTCGGATCTGTGCCATTTCATCAGTATCCGGCTGCCGGATTACACCAGATTCATCCATTATCATATACCCATATTTAGTCCGGCCAATCTGTTTACCTTCGGCAAGTTGACCAATGGGTTTAAAATCATCAGGGGAATTTTGTATGTTCGATTCATTTCGGCCAGCTTCTGATTCTTGATCTATGTCTATATCTTGTTCAGTCTGTGTTTTTTCTGTTGCCAATGGAGAAATATCCGATTGACCACCCATTACTTGGACATATTTTCCGTCCTGTTGTTTCACCCACCATGTTCCATCTCCTTTGCGTCTTTGAGCGCCTTCAACTGGTGGCCTATCCCCTGTATATGGTTGAGCTTGCCCTATCTGCTCTGGTTTTGGCTCAACTTTTTGTTCTTCCGGTAATTTATAAGACGCCGACAAAAACTGTCTGCCCTGTTCCCAAAGCTGAATAGCCTGCCGTGACGCTTCAAGTTTCATTTTACCGGTTTCATTTAGAGTTGCGGCCTTATCTTTATTTTGCTCAAAGAAAGTCATTGCTGCCTGCATTGCATTTTCCCCACCAGAGGATAGACCATCACCGTCTCCTCCAAAGAGATTAACTCCCGGTTTTGCGAAGGGAGATAGAGACAAAGATATTCCATCTTTATACGCCTTTATCTGTTTCCCCATTGCATCGGCCCCCTCGGCTATGTTAGATCTGTTATGAGCATTCATGGCAGATTCCGATGTCTTGATCTGCTGTTCATTCAAGCGGATATCACCCAGGGCTTTTTCTCTCTTTAAATCTTCATACCGAAACCCGGCATTCTGTAATGCCTGAATGGATTTGAAGACAGTTTCGTTATTGTCCTGATCCATTACAATATAATGAACGCTGTCGGTACCGTTTACCGGTTTTTGAGGAAAAACATAGAATTCTTTCTGACCTTTCTTCATATACTGGCCCTTACCGCCTTCTCCGCCTCCGCTTTTTGCACCGGAAGGCTTCCTGGCTTCTTCGTTCCATTCAAGCGTCGCTTGCTTGAACATGTATGATGACCTTGAAAATTCCTCTGGGGTCATTCCATTGATTTTTCCCATAACATCTGAGAATTTCATTGATGTTCCGTTAGGTTCGTATTGCCCTGACCCGGAATGCAGATAGAACTCCTGAAATGTATCTGAGTCTTTGTCATATTCATATTTATACGGCATGGACATTTTTTTTGACATGCCGGATATCATTTTTGCTGCGGATTCTTTATCCCCTGTTTGAAGTGCATCGCTGATCAGTTTTTTGTCTTTTACGAAATCAGCGTATTGCTGCATGTCACTGACAGACCGCTGCTTTAAAAAAGCGTCCTTGTTTTCCAAGGATTCCCGCATTGTTTTTGCGGCAAGTGATTGCGCTATTGCTACATCAGACGGTTTGAATTTTCCCTTCTGATTTTCCGGAATATCGAATGTGCCTGACCCTATAAAAATATCTAATAGTTTTCTGACATTCTCATCACTCTCAAGATCTCCGATAGCTTTCTTGGCCTGCTTCATCCCAGCTACCATGGCCATGGATTTGCTTTGCGCTTCCGGGCTACCCTTAAGAGCCATGGCTGTCATCGGTGCAGACTCATCAACCGGGACGGAGTACGCATCCCCTCCGGCCTCTGTTTGGCCCTGGCCCTGAGACATAAGAGCATTGAAATTGGATGCCGTGTCAGTCTCATCCTGTAGCTTTTTCTTATATTCATCCTGATTTTGTTTGAAAGAGATGTTCCTCTGGCCCATGCCCTGAACAGCATTAAGCGCAGAAGTAACAGTCGCAAAATCATTGAATCCTACTCTACCCCATTGATCTGGCATGATGTTTTCCCTTATCGATATTTAAGACAACAAATAAGCCCCTATACCAAGGGCAGCGCCTAACGCCAATCCAACCCCGCCGGTACCCACTCCCAAAGCGGTCAATGCACCGGCGCCTATTTCTGTACCCGCCAAGGCTGACATGGCTGTAGCTCCGCCTACCCCAGACATTATCGCTCCACCAGCCGTCGGACCCGGTTTCCGGTTAGCCGGGATATCCTTCATCATTGACCCATATGTCCCTGATGCCTGGCTCATACCCTGCATGGCCTTCTCCATTGGATTTGAAACCGTATACATATTAACCCCCATATCCCATTGCTGTGGTCAGTCTTGCAAAATTTTCCTGTTCTGCATTAGTCCTGGCCGTGTTCATAGCCCCAGCAACTGTCTTAGCCTGATTTAGGCTATTTGAATTTATTGCATTTGCGAAAGCCCCGGAATTAGGATTGATGCCCATCCTTGAGGCATTCCGTCTCGTAATGGAGTCAGAATTTTTAAAAGAAGTGATCGCATCCGCAGCCGCCCTACTTGCCCTTGATTCAACATCCACCCCGGTCAATGCCTGTTCAAAAAACTTAGACGTTACGGGTGCTTTAGCATTGATCGTAGAAAGGTCAGAAGCATTTTTTGCCTTGCCCAAAGCGACTTGGCCCGGCAGGATATCTCTTTCGGCCTGCATCTTTTCAACATTCATGGCTGTTTCAACAGGGATCATTTCCATGTTGGCGGCGATCTGAGCCTTTTCCATGGCTGTTTCAACAGGGATCATTTCCATGTTGGCGGCGATCTGAGCCTTTTCCATGGGTTGATAGTCTGATTTCCAGAAATCAAAGGACTGGTTCGCCATATCCTGCTGTGTCTCGGCAAGCGTAGCCATGCGGGCGTTATAAGCTGCATCATATGATTCTCCGCTGCTTCCGCCTTTAAAAAAAAGATTATTCCACAACTGCTGTCTTTGTCTAGGAGTCTTCATTCACCGCCCCCCTTGTGTAATAAATAAAAAAAGCATCTTCGCTTTTCCCGGTGTGCCCGTTAAAAATTGCATTTGGGATAGTGCCATATGTTTTGCCGCCACATTTCATTGAAAATTTTATAGCCTTCTCGTTCCATACCGGAACAAATCCGGTAAGCAGATCAAGGATGAATTCTCCATCCTGATTCTTCATATTCATAATTTCATCGAGAACAAACTTGCCGACATCCAATGTCTTTCCCCAATATTCCTTAAACACGCAAAAATGCTGCCGTGCAGTTCTGTTCTCGAATCTATTCAACCACACATACCCAATATTATCAACACCATCGAAAATGAAATAAAATGCTGCCCCCGGGTGTTTTACCATTTTCAAAAACTGTTCTGCATTCCAAATGGTGCCTTCATAAAAAACAATCTTATCCAGACCATCGGCCACGGTTCTTTCCCAAAGTTTTTTTATGTCCGAATCCGCCGCCGTCCGGATTCCGTCGATTTCGGTATATGATAAAAGCCTGAATGCCATGAGTTTATTTCCCAATTTGTCCTACAAGATTACCGGAAACATCAAGCTTGCCTTCCTTTTTCAACTCGGCCTCGGCAAGCTCCCTGATTTTTGCTTGTATTAATTTTTCTTTTACCTGCGCTTCATTGGCTGAATTTACAGCATCAAGATCAACCGTTATGCCGGAGTTGATATCCCCGGTCCAGAAATACACATGTTCTTTTGGCAACTCTTCGTCTTCATAATCTCGATAAACCGCGCCCTTAGGGGTCTGTTTGTCAAAGATCCTTTTCAGCCAATCTTCCCGCGATTCATTTTCTTTCTGTTCGTAAGGGAATGGTGAGATAAACATAATTGATTTGTCTGGGTTGAACACTATTCTTTTCATTTACACCTCCACGGCTATGATGTTAAATGCCTTATCCGCAAGGCTACCAGTAGTTTCATAAGTCAAAACATTTGCGGCCCCGGCGGTTTGTGATCCAACCTCTATAAACCCATTGCCACCAAACAATGAAACGAAAGCGGAATAATTGGTTGTAGAAAAATCATCGCCCCATGTCACGGTATAATTCCCCGTGCTGTTCCTTGAAGATGAGGCATTAAACCCGGCCACTAAAGCGCCAGCAGAATTTACCTTTGCAAAACCCTTTGCGCCTCTTTCCAATAATCTGCTTGACGGCTCAGCACTTTCGCCTAATTTGCCGGTGCCCGTGGTTATGACAATTTTGTCAGCGGTTAGATTAGCAGTGACAACCGTGGATGCCGCTCCTGTGATTGTGGCTTGCTTTGCAGCAAACTGTGTCTGGATTGAACTCGTGACTCCATGGACATACGCCATTTCAGTCGGTGTGACTGTCTGGATATCTTTCCCGTTCATATCCAGGTTTCCGCCAAGTTGTGGGGTGGTGTCATTCACAATATCAAATGCCACGAATTCCATTCCTGACTCATCACTCTTGACCCTGGATATTTTTAAAGCATCACCGGCAACAATTGTTGCCAGTTTTGAAGCTTTTGTAACTGCTGAATCTATAACTGCCCCAGCATGTGAAGATGTATAATCAGCCATATTTTTTAAAACTCCTCATTTATAATGGATAAGGATTTTGTTTGGTGCATCTTAAAAAAACCTCCGGATCAATCCCAAGTTTTTCAAGGTCACGGACGGTTAATGCCCGGTCAAGATCAGAATTCTTTTTCTTTCCTGTCAGCGTGTCTATAATGTCCTTTGCGGCATCAAAAAACTTTTGGTAATCCCTATTGTTAGTTACTCTTGGTAAATTCTCAGACATTGACAACCTCACTCATAGACGAGCCTATCATTATTTTTTCAACCGTGGCTTTGCCGATCAGCATAACATGAAATTGATTCCCACGGATAGGGCCTGCAATCCTGAACGGGCTATCATTTGACACGGTTTTTGAAAAATGAAGGGCATCATCAATATACAATTGAAAAACGACCGATCCATTTGAAAAATCACCAACCACTCTTCCGCATGTCAGAGCTACAACAGAGCCGGTCCAATATTCTTTTGATTTCCATTCATAATCGACAATACTTCCGCTTTCCCATGCGACAATTTCCCTCGCAAGCTCTGTTTCCTGAATCAAATATAGAGTGTCGTATGTCAGGGAGTATGGAGATCCTGTGACAAGGAATTGATACCCATCAGACGTGAGAAAATTTTTTGAATCGGAATCTAGAAGGTCGTATGTGTTAATGCTGACAGTTGAAACATACTGCCCTCCATAAACAGGGCTATCTGTTTCAAATCTCCGTATTTCATTGGTGCCTGTTTTAATTTCAATTCCCTGGTTTGTTCCTTCAAAAAATGCCACATACGCATCATTATAATAGAATGAGAACACTTTCTCAGGCCCGAGAGCCTCCCATTGCTCTTTCGTGAAAACCCCTTCTGTAAGAATCCTTGCATTCCCGCCAGAGTCGATCATGGCCAAGCCTGGTGGCGATGAAAAAATGACACCGTCCAGAACGCTGATTATTGATCTTTCGGATTTGCATGGCAAAACAAACGGCCTTCGGTCAACTGAAAGAGATTCAGGCTCTGACCCATAAATCAAAAATGGAACTGTCTTGGTCAACACCACAATAGCAGACCCGTTGAATCCAAGCCCAACAATCTCAGAGGCTACAGATATCTTATATCGATCAGGAAATGTGTATGTAATAAATGTTTCTGTCACATACACGGTATTGTCATTAAATCCGAAAATAAGACCATTGGACCCGGGAAGTATCCCTTTTAAATTACCAATTGGAGCCGTCCATCCATCGGTTGGCAAAACCTCCCCAAGGTTTTCGTCCATAATAGAATCATCATATTGCAAAGGGGAATCAGTTTTATCAAGATCATCAACAAATTGATATTCGGCGCCAGTATCGCCGGTATTAATGCGATAGATCCGGTAATGAGTCGTGAACACTCCTGTCTCTGTGGCATCAACAAAATCTGTCAGCCTTACTGTTGCATCAGTTTTTGCAACGAATATTGCCGTAGCCGGAGATGGCGCAGACTCGACGACCGTTCCATCTTCCCAAAGACCTACTCTGGTATAGCAGTATGCAATATTTCTGTCGGTTCCTGACCCTGCAACCGTGATACTTGTTGACATGGCGGCAGCGGGAGCCGAAATCCCCAATCGTCTCGTGTTCGTCGGAAAAGGAGAGGAAACCAACGCCAGTTGAAGATTGGTTTCTTTCGGGTAATTATCCCCGGTAAAAAGGATTCGGCCCCCGCTTTCATAAATCAGTGATTCAATCACATTTATTTTGTTACCCCATTGAAGCCATTGTTCTCCAAGGCGGTAAATAGTCTGTGCTCCTGCTTCAATATCTTGAACTGATGTGGCCCCTTTGATTGGCTTTAAAGAGCCTTCCTTGAGGTCGCAATTGATCGCTGTTGTTGCATACCCATCCGGAAGCAGCTTGTCAGAAATCTTCGGGATTTCTCCCTTGAACACATCTATTTTGATCATTATACAAAACTTCTCTGAATAACTCTGAGGTCGGTCTGATCATTAACCATAAGTGCCTTGCTTTTTGCATTTCCAAGCTCATGCAGATATTTTGTCTGATTTACGCCGGCCAGCGCTGGATTAGCCCATTCTTTTCCAGGCATCATCATCAACTCCGCCTTTGTTTTTGATTCAATAGCTTCGAACCAATCGTCATATAAAAATGTTGGTAGACTCGTTGCCGATCTGCTTGGTTTGACAAATGTGGTGACCTGATATGTGGTGGATTCTGTGACGGCATCGTCAAGGGTAACAGTCAGCCCGGACCGTTTATATGTATGGATCTCGTTCTCATCGAGTGAAATCTGAACTCCTGTGCAGGCGGCTCCGCTTGTTACGGCAAGCGTAATTGTTGACCCACCGACATCTACAATCTTGTCCTCATCTTGTTGCCAAATTAATGAATCCTGGCAGAAATTAATTGCCGCTCTAAGAACCTCATTTTTGACAAGAGGTTTTGGACACCCGGGAACCTGCGGAAGAATAGAGTTGATAAATCTGTCCATTATTTAGCATCCTGAATTTGTTTTAAAACTGCGTCGCTCTGAGCCTTTGCTCCGAGAAGGTTATAAAAGGCGCTTAAATGTGATGCGGCCTTAGCAAGATCTTGCCCCTGCCCTTCTTTGGCAAGACACCGATAAAGAGAGTATTCAATGACTGCCGGTATAAAAATTTCCTGAATTCCAATGCTGCTTGAGGATGATGAAAATACGGTTGGATTGGCTGCAACTATGGCATTTAAAATCAGGGCTGTGGACGGAACCGGATAAACATAAAAGATTAACGGTGTCTCTTCGTCAAACATGTAATGTTCAATAGACGTTGCTGTGGTTTCAGTTGTCCAGTCAGGGAGAGCATCATTCATTACTTCTCTTGATATCTTCCGCACAGGCTTGCCGGTTTTATTCATGACAATATCAAGCAGTCTGGTATTCCCAGATGGCACGGATTGCATAGCACTACCGGTTGACATTGTGATTTCAATAGGAGTTGCCGTTGCATCAGGCCTGATTAAGCAAACCGCAAGAATTGCTTCATTGACAGCACTTTCTTTCTGGCTGATGGCCCATGTAGCTTCTGCCGGGTCCAACAGCAAACCCCCGATATCGTATAAAAGATCACTTCCTGAGATGGTCATGTGTTATGCTTCCTTGTTGAGATCTTGACTTGTTGATGGCAGTCATAATTTCAAGTTTGGTATATCTGGTTTTCACATCCACGCCGTTGTCAATGGCATATTGGATCATCTCTTTTTTATCAACTTCAGCAACCGGTTTCCCAAAAAGCTCTACCACTAAGTTTTCGGCAATATCTTTTGGCAAAAGATCGGATGCCGGTTCATCCAGAGTTGTCGTTGCGGCCAATTCCTCTGGGATTCTGAGTTTGCCACTCATTGCGCAGCTAATGGCTGGCGTATCCCATGGTGCAATACACAGAACCATGTCAGCTTCCTGTGAGTTATATTGATTTTTTCTAACAACCTGGCCTGTTTTTTTGTTCTTTAAAAATTCGTTCATTGAATATCTTCCCTTTGCATTTTGGGAGATTAACCATGGGGCCTTACTTTGCCCCATGGTGTTGAAAAAAAAACAAATCCTATCTATTCACTATTCCCTGGTATCAATGTAATATATATCTATGTACATTTTCCCGGCAGCGGCTGTGTCAATTAATGTAAAATCGGACGAACCGGTAACGGTTACCCTTGGAGTAAGCGCAGTGGATGCAAAAGCACCCGTTGCCGCGTCAACAGCCAAAGCGATAGATCCGACCTCAGTTGATGCCGTATAGACGCTCTGTGCAGTATTAGCAGAAAACTTATCTGTGTCACCGGAAATACCTACCATTACGGTCGCAGTGGTATCCCCTGTAAATCCAGCAGTAACCCGGGCCTTCCAGCCAAGAACAATGGCTTCTTTCGGCAAGGCAAAAGTAAAATCAATATATCCGGTTGTATTGGTATTGTCAGTAAAATCCGTAACCTCAAGAAGTTGAGATGTCAGCTTCTTTACATACATTGCCTTTTCATCCAGGGCATGAGCGCTACTGATCTGAAAAGCAACAAAAACAAAAAGAACGATGGCAAAGGCAATCGTTCTGTCGAAATAATTCTTTTTCATTGTGGGATATCTCCTCTTAAAACATGTTTTAAAGACTGCCCCTGGGGAATTAACTGCCACCCCCAGGGGCCTTGTTCTGTTATAAAATTATTGCACTATGCAGCTTTGGCGTACAAATGGCCCATCGCATCGGCCTTGATGACTTTGTATCCATACACTTGAAGACCACGCATCAATTTACCGAAGTCATTCGGATTCGGAATAGTTTCATTCTCCACCAGCTGGCTGGCAAACGTAAGGGCTGATTTATGCCCGAACAACAGACTGAAACATTTAACTGCGCCTTCCGTTGTGCTGAGGACGTTGTTTGAAACATAGAGCTCAGTATCATCGATTTTGCCAATCCTTCCGTTTCTAATCATGGATGTGCCATCGCCGGAATAACTTGCGTCTGCTAAATCAGAGGTTTTTATTCTGGTGGCAGCCCATGCAGGAATAACAAACCATCTGTTGGTATTGGGTATGTCCTGCTCTGTCAGCACCTGGCCGCATTCCACAATTTTATCAATGATGGTAGATTTGGACAGTGCGATAGCGGCTGATCCATCGGCAGCCGCGGCCCCGAGACCAACATTTCCGGAAATCTTACCAGCGGTGGCTCCGTAATTATAAGTCCCTGCCGATGCAGGAATGGCAGCCAGAATACCAGTGTCAATGGAGATTTTCATCTGTTCTGAGCCATCCTCTGCCCATTTATTAACATATGCGATATCAGATTGTTTTTTCTCCACATCATTAATCGACACTGCAAAATATTTGCCCTTATCGATCAAGAGCTCAACCTTGTATGAAGTCGGGCGTTCATACTGCAATCCTGCTCCGATTTCGTAATCACGGATTGTCATATCTGGAATAGTCCTGATAATGACCTTATCTCCGTGGGCAGAAATTTCCGTTTTGTTATTGTCTGGAGTGTTTATCTCCAGCTCCTGCATGTTTCCATACAGACCGGACTATATCTTCAATGTTTTTTTCTTGGCCGCTTAATCATATATTTACAAGAAAAACATTGCCCCGCACTCGTGGATTGTTCGCCTTCTAATAAGGGTACTGAATCTAGTCTCTGAACCTTCACCCTGTCACCAGGGAACTTGGCGGCTGATTGCCCAATCCATTCGCTTTTCAAACCATTACGCTTGCCGTTACCAGCTACGTTGTGGTGCAAATGGCTATAAGGGTGTTCCAGCAATTCACGGGGTTTAACGAGAGCCATTTATCCACTAACCCTCATAATCGGTGTTTGCAATTGCCCCAAAAACAGTGGCAGCATAAAACTTTACAAGGAGCTTACCGCTCCAGATTTCCGGAATGTATGTACCGGACAAACCATTCCCGGCTGCATATGCGCCGAGACTTGAATCAATTGGATATACCATGATAGCCTCCTAACAGCTATCAGGCCCGGATTCTCCCTTCTACTTGAGCTAAGAAAATGTCATTTTCGATGGTCGCGGCCTCTGTCTCCCGCCCTCGGTATGCGCCAGCCGTCTGATCAGCATAGAATTTTGTGATCTCTGACCGGCTCCATACTTTTTGGTTCCCTGCCGGTTTCGGATTTATATCCGATCCAGTTAAATTATGAGGGGGCTGGACATTTGGAGGATTGGCAGCCTGCTGATTGACATTGTCCTGTATGTTTTGCTCAATGGAATGAGCCTGGCCTAAATATGTTCTGAAGATCTCAACGGTTGTAGGAAGGTCCATCGAATTTTCAGCTCTACGCAGCTTGGCAATCCTGGACTCGTATTCTCCAACTGGCACCTGTTTCAACCACCCTATAAAAACGGGGTCATTGTTCAGCGAATCAAAATTTGCGCCGAGTTTGGCAACAGCATCGATTACGCCTTTCATATAGGTGTCAAATGATACGACTCCATAGTTTTCTGATGTGGACTGAATCGAGTTGATTTGCGTGACAAGATCAGCATTCTGTTTTTTAAGCTGCTGTATCTCATCAACAAGCGACCCGAATTCTTCGCCATACTGTTCAAACTTTTCTTTATTGAGGACATCTCCGCCCGAAGATTGATCTTTACTGGTTAATTTTAAATTTTGATCTTCAAGGGAATTCACCAGCGCTTTCAGGCTTCTGATCTCCATAGTCAGTTTTGGCACCTCGGCATTGTATTTGCCTTGGATTGTCAAATATTTGGCTTTGTAATCAGAAGTGTCTGTTTCTGCGGGTGATTGTTCTGGAGGCGTGTCCGCAACATTATTCGGCGGCAAAGTATCCTTGGGTTCCGGTTTCGGAGTATCCTCGGGTTTTGTGCCTGATAATTGTGCATGGAGGGTGTCGGCGAGTTCTCCGGCCCTCTGGACTGCTACCGGGATAAATTCATTCATGCTTTCTTTTCCTTTTTTTTAACGGCCATTGGTGGTCTCGTTGTTGGTATAAACAGGGTTGCAGTAATTGCAGTGTCCTGTAGTTTTGAACATGACAGTAGAATTATTAGGGAAGTATATAAAGAAAGACAAATAAGTCTTTACAGATATGGTTATCTGTCAAGTTTTGGTAAAAAGAGAATAGTTTAGGATGCTTTTAAAATTACAATGCCTTTGGATTCCATAAGTCTGGATTGTACTGATAGTCCCCTTGTTTTTGGGATTCTATCTCCTGCTTACGCAAGGTCTCAGCCAAGCCCGGCAAGTCAAGAATATACTGAAATGCCTGGCACCATCCTTGGTTCCAGTCACGCTGTTGACCAGTGGCATGATCATTGGTTTTCCGGATATCATATAGCTGCCTGCCGATAAAATCCATATAAGCGGAAAAATCCTGACTGGTTCGCAAGGCCAATATTGAGCTCAAAGCAGTTTTGTCTTTTTGGTCATTATAATTAATTTGATTCATCGGCTGTTGCCCATTTTACGGTTGTCCTCACATAAAACTGAGGAAGTGTTGACAACTCTGATTTCCGGTAAAAAGGGCGTGAGACGAATGCAACAATTTCCTTTTTGTCGTAGATAAATAACCCGGATAGATATAATTCCTCTTCAGGTCCATAATCCCTGTCCTCGACCCGGATTTCCCTGGATTTGAGCATTCGGTCAACTCGCTCGGCCGTCATGCCCGGACGGATCTTGACTCCACTTTTCTTCAAAGCTTTGTCAACACAATGGCCGACGAACTTCAACGCCTGTTCGAGCGTCTGGAAGATGTGTATTTTCCCATACTTGCTGTCGATGTGGTCGAAATTGTCCCGGTCGATGCTGTTCAGATCGCCGAGGGTTGTTTCTTTGTCGTAGAGCATAACTTTTGCCTCCTATAGTAATATTTGTTGCTAAAAGTAAGCCTTCTGGGTTTTCTTTCATACCGTTTAGTTGCTTTAACTTTCACGGTAGGGCTTGTAGGGCTTATACCGATACGGTATATTTCATCGGCGAATGCTTGTAGAATTTTTTTTGTATCATCAACAGAACCGTCTATTGATATCAATTTATCCCTTAACGCTGACGGACGATCTTCGACAAAAACCAACCCTTTTCCACTATGCAGGGTTGCGTTTCCGCTACAATTAAAGGATCTGCCATTAGGGTATGTTTTGAAAAGATAAATTTTAGTTTCTTTTGAGTCTGGCAAAGTACCTATAAAAACTTCATAATATGCAGGCAATGTGGTTATCCTTATTTAATTCTGTTTTTTGTTTCTTCCGGCTGGACAGGGGCTGAGAAGAAATTTTTTGATAGAACTCTTATCATGGTATGATATAGAGTTTTGTTCTATCCCATAAAGTCTTTTGGCGCCGTTAATTATCCCTTGCTCAACGCTTTTAATAAATTCTTTCAGGGATGTTTTGTTTTTTGTAATACATTTAAAATCACACCGCATTGCGCAATACATAGCTTTGGTGCCCCCCTTATAAGAGGCTGTAAACAACATCCTATAAATAGAACCTTCGCCTTCAGGGTCAGGAATTATTTCGGAATTGGCGAGTCTGAATATCCTATCAGATATTTTCATCATATTAACTCCTTAGTCTTTATTTTCATACCGTCCTCACATCTGCCCCACCGGCCTTATTCCCGGCTGCATCTGTTACCTGATTCAGTTTTTTACCGTCTCCCTGGCCGCCCTGTTGGTTTATCACGGCCTGTTGCTCCAGCATCATTTGTTGTTCCTGCTGGACCCGCAAAGCCATTGTTTTTTTATCCGGCACGATATCATCGTCCTTGAAATCAGCGAGCTGGAAAATCTCTCTCAGCATGGATGCAAGCCCTGTCTTGCCGATGATATCAAGAACCAATTGTGAACGAGTTACAACCCCGAGCAGTTCATTCCTGCGGAGTGCCGACTGCTCTTTTGCAATCATGGCAGTGGAACCCTTTGCAATGATCTTAATATCACCCTGAAAATATTCCGGGTCGTTAAACATCAGCAATTGAAATTCATGGGTCCGTGCGATACTGGGTTCAATAATCCCTTTGTCTATATTTTTAATAACGCGCTTGATCCCCCGCGTAGCATTACTCATCATGGTTGTGAACCCGGTTGCCGTGTTAAGAGCGCCTGCACCACTACCCCTTGACTCTCCACCGTATGCATATTTGGGCACACCGGTTTTATTGTCTGCCTCATTTGAAAAAAACTGATATACTTGGATCAGTTCCCCGGCTACAGATGGCGGGACAAAGAAATCAACAGGCCGGTTTGCAGAAGATCCACCGAAGGCAAGATTTCGATTTACCAGCCAGACTTTCCACGGATACAGTGATGTGACCCGGGCGCCGGGCGGAAGCTGTGCCTGATCCACCATCACCTGGGGACCGGACGCGATCCCCATATTTGCAACGATGGCCCGTGCAGAAGCATTGCAGGCGGACTGAGCATCAATAATTATTTCCGGAACACCAGCTCCCCAGATAGACCCTGGGCGTTTCCTAAAACTCGCAAAATTATATGGAACCCTGCCGAGCGGATCCCCGTTAATCTCTGCTTTGATGACATACCGACCAATCAGCCATACCTCAACCGGATAATCGGCAAACGGGTCCTGGATATCCTCCGGGCTCATGCCGTATTGAAGTAATAACAACCCCTGCACATTAACCCAGAATTGCAGTGCATCAATGTTTTGCTCCGTGGATCGCCATTCGTTAGGTCGATCTTCGAGCGTCTGCCGGATCGTGTCAATGGGGACAGACAACCATGCCCCGCCGCCTCGCCCGTAGTCCTGCAACACAAATTTAATGGCATCCTCATCATAACCCTTAACACCGAGCAACGATGTTAAAAATTTGCGGCTTAGCCGGTGCCGCTCTACCATTCCGTCCTGTGGGGTTTTTGCATTCGGCAATGGATACACATCAAATGGGGACACCCGGTTAAAATCAATACTAATTTCATCCGTAACTTCAACCGCCTGGTTTGGTTGCTGATATCCCTGATCTATGGACCCTTGTTCAGGGCTTTTCCATTTCAGCCGTTTTTTCCGGCGCAGGACCGGACCTTTAATAATACCGGCCTTAAATATAACGACATCGTCTATGCTCTCTGACATGGCATCCTCCCATCCCGATTCGATCACCACATCATGCAGCTTTGTCTCAATCCGATCCCGGGCTTCTTTTGCAGCAGCCTCCATACTTTCCCGTATCTCGGTTGCTACTTCCTGCGCCCTGGCCTCCAGGGCCTGCATTACAAACTGACGTGCTTGTGTCTCGTCAACAATCTGCCCGGACTGCATGGACATCATCAATTCCTGCCGGACAGTGTTTCGCATTTCCATGATGACGGTGCCTTTGATCTGTTCCTGCTGGGCCTGGTTTAATTCCGGAACTGGCGTCGGTTTGATTCCCCACGGTTTTTCTCCGCCGGGAAAAAGGATATCGTTTATCCAGGAGGAAACGGCACTGCATTTTTCATCTGTCAGCATCATAAAAATTTCTGGGGCGTTTGCCGCACGAATCTCCGCCAGTTTGTCCGGATCATACTCCCCGCGCAATTGCCGGAGTGATTTGATCATGGCCTCTTCGACTGTGCTTTTAGATTCTTTGGCTGCTTCCCACAACCCCATGAGATATGATGACAAGCTGGTGATCACCGGTCTGACCTGCCGCTCTCTGGCATCTTTTTCAGCCTGTATTTTTGATGCTTCTTCGGCGGCGATTTGAGCATTGTTTTTAAATTCGATCATTGCCATTGTTATATATCTCCTGTTATGTCCAACCTCTTTGATTTATACCTGCTGACTCGACCTGCACGATAGAACCCATGGCAGGTTTAAATTCATGCCCGGACGCCAGCGTCTGGAACGCATCCGCTCCGTTTGAGTTCTCATCATGCAGCGGTGCGTCTTTATATGTTTGTAGATTCTCATCCCAGATTTTCCGGTAATTCTCCAGCCGGGCAATGCCCTTCTCGCATTTCTCTTCATCGAACCAGCACACGGCCAGAAAGCGCCGAGCAGCATTTATGGAATCGATTTTTGACGGAACTCGGGGCACAATGTTAAAATTAATACCGATGGCCCTGGCCTGTTCCCACCGGCTGGCACCTGTCCCGAGCTCACGGACTTTGATATCATGCGGCGCATTGTGATATGGAGCGTAAAAGTATCCACGATCACATAGCACTTTTGCATAGAATTCAAATCCCTCGCCGGAATTCTCAAAATAATCTATGATATGGACCTCACGTCCTACATCCTGAGTGAACCAGATGGCCATAATGTCATTCATACCCAGATCCCACCAGGTCCTGACACTGATCCCTGGCTGATACGGTACCTTGCAGATCCTTTTTTGCTGCCTAATTTTGACAAATTGGGCTGAGAAATATGCACCGATCACCGCATTTTCAAATGCCTCTTCCGGGGTAGAAGGGTTCTCCCGCATCATATCTTCCCCGAGCCGTCGCCATTTTGTGATATACCAATATCTCTTTGCCGGCGAGATTTGTCTGCCGATCTTGACTTCTATCTCTTCAAAATATTTTACCATCTCGGTTGGCATTGGCACGGCTTCGTGCTGCTCATTGTCCGAATTATCCCACCATGGGAAAAAATGGAATTTGAATTCTGTTTTTGTTGGAGCTCTACCGAGCTTGTCCCGGTCCTGGGCCTCTTTGCAGTAATCATAATAATACCCGGCCTTACCTTCGGCGGTTGATTCAACGAACACCAAAGCCTCCCCGGTCTGGGTATGAATAGCCTCGAATGATCCAGTAACTATTTCCCGGGCTTTTTCCGGATACCTTGCGCAAACCTTGCCGAATTCCGAAACATGTAATAAATTCAGAGTTCCTGATCGCATGGACGTACCGACAGAGATGATCGAATTGTTGTTGAAATGGATCTCTGTTTTAGATTTTGATATTGTCGATCGGAAATTTTTGATTGAATCCGGCAGGTTCTCGTACGGATAGAGTATTTTCCTGCGGAAAATCTTACTGACATCCTCCCGGTTGTGGGCGATGATCCCAGCTTCCGTGTCGGCTATGAATAAACATGCATCCAGGAAAAACAGATCAATAAAAGTTGTGAACCCACGCTGGCGGGCTTTGAGAATTAAATTTTGATACCACATGGAATCATACAGCCGGGTTTGCTCGGTGTTGGGCCTAAATAAAACCCGTTTGCCGTAACGATCAATGATGTAATAGAGATTGTTTAGGCGCCACCAGCGGTCAACCAGCCGGGAAAACATCTCATCGTATGATACAGACTGTGCACCGGATTCCAGGTGATGGGAGGTTTCTTTTTCCGTGCGGTCCAGGACTGGATCGAAATCATCGAGCGGGTTTTTTGGCGGATCATCGGCCCAGGGATCAAGTAAATTTTGAAAATCATCCATTGGTCTTAAGTTTCGCTTGTTTGACGTTTGATTTCATTAGTTTTGGATAAAATTATCCGATCTTTCGCTTCAGCCGATTTTACCCCGTTTATGAAGTATCAAACAAATACTGGTAAGTGTAGCATTTTTCCGGCACATCCAGAATTGATAAAATATCTTTTTGTGTTTCTGTCAGCTTTGACACAAAATATTGCTGGCTTCCATCAAGAAGCATTATCACGCCACATACGACAAATTCAAACATTGCCAACATGTTTTCTGTTTTAGGGTTGCGGACATCTTTTTTATTGGGCATGAAATTATCCAACCCTTTATCCCGTTCGGCAATCTTTTTTCTGGCCGTTCTTTCTATAAGAACCAAAATTTGAAGCGCTGTTTTAAAAAGAAAAAGATAAGCTTCTATTCTATCGGGCGTTTGCAGATAGATCGGTTCAAGCTTGTGATCCGATTTTGACCGTTTATAAAGATGCTCCACCTTGTACTGGTTTTTATGGGCCAGCATCGCATCTTCTATTGAAAAATCACAAGCGGGTTTGTTGGTGACGAGAGGATAATAGCCGATTTGATACTGGGTCTTGGTACAGGCGATCTCGTCATAATTGAGTTTTATGGAAAAGTTATTTTGATGGACCGCAATTCTCTCTGCATTTTTGGCAGGTCGGCCGGGCTTTTCGTTTTTATATGTGACCTCTGGATCATTGTGGACAACGAAATCGAAAAATGCCTGTGTCTTATATTTTTTCAATATAGCCTGACAAGCTTGCTCAATGCTGTCCTTGGTCTTGAGCTTATATGCATTGATTTTTTTGGAGAGTTCATCAAATGCCGCTTGGGTTTTAGTGATTTGTTCCAGAAGAGATTTTTTTCGGCGGTGAAACAGTCCCTGATCAAAAAGGATGATCATTCTGAAAGTATAACTTTTGTTCTCGTGTTCAAAAATCAGAGGGACCTCAAATCCCCGGTTCATTTGATCTTTGTAAGGAATCAGGACTTCGTGGTCATGCTTATCCAGTGCAGTGAAAAGGGTTTCTTGATAGGAGGCATACATGGGCAGAGGGCTCAAAAAATATCCTTCGTGATCATTTATGTGCGCCATATTCCCATGGGTGGCCACCTTGGAATCGCCTGCAAATAAAAAATCTTTCTTCCCCAGCAGGTCAATCAAATGGTGCCACTGTTCCACGTAAGTTTCCACATCAGCGGTGTTGCCACTATATGCCTGTTGAAATAAAGGGAAACAACTGTCAGAACTGGCGGTCATAGACCATACCAACTGCTTCAGATCTTTTCGGTATTGTTTGCTGTACCCGTAGGAAATCTTGATGCTCTGGTCTGATCTGTTTTTGTCACTTTCTCCATAAAATTGCGCACAGGTCGTATCGTTATGGCAGATTTCCGTCTGAATTTTAAACTCTTCGATTATATGCCGGGTAATCAGCAGCTCCAGATTGCCAATGCCGAATTTATAAATAGCATCCAGAGTATCGCCCAGCCGGTCGTCAAAATATTCATCCGGGCTTATGTCAGGAAAAATGACATCAAGGACATTTGATTCTTTGGCAAACTTGCAAACCTTGTAAAGCGACATAATCTGAAAAAGAATGGCGGTGATCATGGCTATGCTTGCCTGCCCATGAGTGAGTATTTTACGTCTTGCATCAAGAGGGACGTTCTGATCAATAATATCAGCGATACAACATTTTTGGAAATAATGTTGCAAAATCGGGGCAAAACCGATCGGCTTTGTCTCGACATTATTATTGACGTTATCCGCCATAATATTGATTCCCGTAAGTCATTGGAATCATATAATATATTAATAATGAAAAATCTAGTTTTGTTTTTAGCTGTTATAGCCATTTATATATGATTATCTGCAATTATATATAATAATATATCAATTTTTAAACATTTTCATCGATTATCTCTTATTTGCTAATTATTTAACTTTTGTTTTGAACAAGCGAAACTTAAGTTGGTTATTTGAGTTTATCCTCAATAAAACCCATTTTTCGGAGTCTCCGGCCAATACAAAAATGAGACTCGGTTGCAAAAAACATCAATTTTACCACATGGCCCACTACCAACCTGATCCCGGAAATCAAAATTTGGTATGTTTTTGAGCGTCATTTTCCCAGACCACCAACATTTTCGACCATTTTTTGTCTCGGCTCAGGCAGCCCACGCCCATTGGCTACTGATATAGCACCGAATAAATCGGCCATAAACTGTTCCCTTGCGGCCTGATCGGCTTCGCCTTTTTGCTTGTTGTCTTTTTCAAACAGGCCGAGATGTTTGGCCAGGTTTTCAAGCGCCCGGTCTTTAGGCTGGAATTTAACACTTTTGATATATGTCTTGACCTCGTCTTCTCCGGACGGGTTTTTTATAATCACATGCCCCATCTTGATACCGTGTATCGCTGCCGATATATTCTCGTCTATATCTTTGATGTCCTTAATTGATCCATCATCCTTAAAAAGATCGGGGACTCTGTAAAAAGCTATCCTTGCCATTTCTAAAAGCACTTTTTCGGTAGATATTTCGAGTTTTTCAGCAATTTTTGAGCGTTTTTTTTGTAAATACTCTTGTATTTCAAGTTTCGTAAGGTTTTCATAACCAATTTGAAAAGCTGTTTTTTCCGAATATCCTGCCCTTAATGCCGCCTGTGTTGCGTTCGAATCTATTAAATATTCATGGCAAAAATTAAGCTGTTTGGCAGTAAGCGTTTTGATCGTCAAACTGTTTTTTCCTTTTTAAAAAATCATCATCCCGGTCAATAGTTTCTGTCGTCGAAAAAGAATACCCACATGCCGCACACTCGCGGACCCTCATAATACTGCGATCATTAATCCACCCTCTCGTATTGTGTACAACCGATTTGGGGTGCTCACATATTGGGCATATCATGCTGATATTATTGCGAGGGTTGGACTGAAAAGGGAAATGGTTTGTCCGTGATTTTGGCTATTTCACGGAAAATTATTTTCAACTTTTTTTCAACTTTTTTTGATTTATTTTCTAACTTATTGAAATTGTTCAATATCTTTTTTTAATTATTTTGATCTTTTTGCTTGACACAATAATTATCATGCTGTATATTATAATCAAACAACGGGGATTAACCCCATAACCCAAACAAGGAGATCGAAATGAAAAGAATAAGCGTGTACACAGAGCAAAATGATGACGGAAATGTTTTTGAAGGATGGTTTGATCATGACGCAGCGACAGAATTAGCGCATGACAAATATGATAGTGGAGCTTATAAAAATGGGAGAAGACTCTTGGCAACAGCCAAGAAAAAGCTCGTTATCAATCATTGGAACAACACCGGTTATGATGTTTACCGGTTTGCAACAGACGAAAACGAAATAGCCGAAATATTGGCAAAGGGCGGATATGACGGAGATGACAAGAAGCTCTCTGAAATACTTGCAAAATATGAAATTTAACCTCACTGACGAGCCTATGAAACCCAGGCGAAACCGGGGAAACCCGGTCTGAGGATCGAAACTAAAAATTAAAAAGGGGGATAAAATGAAAAAGCTATGTGATAGATGCGGAAGCGCATCGCCAGAAATGATTGGAATCGGAGGCGCTTTACTCTGCCGGACCTGTGATGATGACATCCGCCCGGAAATAGCCGCCCTTCGGGCAGACAACCGCCCGGTGAACGTGCTGCAAATTGCCCGCCGCCATTTTAAAGAAAATTTTGCAGGAGGAAATTACATCCTACGGGAAATTCCGGCTGGCCTGGAAACCGCATGGAAACAACGGGCATTAAAGGATAAGTGTAACCAGCGTGACATTGTGCTGGCTGCGCTTACTGATTATTTAAAATAAGTCTTACCACGCCCCGGCATCAAACCGGGGCTTTTTCCTTATCATAGGGTCAATATTAACAGTGCATGAGCATTCCATCATTCACCTTTATTTTAAAAAGATTCCCCCTCGGTATCACAACTTTGTAAAGACCAATATTAATCAAACAGTTTTTAGGCCGGTTTCCTGAGCCCACCACGGTGATTATTCCTTCAGCCAGGTGCAATCTTGTTTCACCCCTCAGGCCGGGCCGGTATCTGATTAACACTTTTTGACCGGTTTTCGGTTGGTAGATCATTCATCCTCCTTAAGTTTAAATTCTAACTCTATAAAATTTAAAAACAAATCAAATATTTACTGTAAAATCGTTGAGGTAATGGCTGGTCTTGCGAATTGTCTTTGCCATTTTATCCAGTCAAGCGATCGCTGGCCAGCTTTGTCCCGGTAAAGCATTGCCATCGGCAGAAACCCAGCGGCAAAGGATTCTTTCATACGCTTCAGTGCTTTATCAAAAGAATCCCCCTGATAACCGCACAAAACATAAGCCCTTAATGTGTGGCTGGATATTGTCCATCCAGCATCAAGAAGGAGCTTGCCAGCACATACCAACGGCTCAAGATCATCCGGCGTATCATAGGCAAAAAACATCTGTTTGGGGCGCAGGTCTCTTAATTTTTCAATATGCCATGGTTTTAACCGGGCAGCTTCAAGGCCTCCGGTAAATTCAATCGGTTTGCTATATTTCTTTTTCCCTTCTTTCAGCATTTCAAAAACAGCATTGATGTGGCTGTCAGAACAAGCCAGGATATTGTCATCGAGTAAATTATATCCTTCCGTGATCGGTAGCTCTCTTATCTCAGATCCTTCACGCTTCCAGACGGTACAGAACCAACACCGGTTGGAACAACCCCTTGAAGTCAAAACATAGCCAGTCTTGACATACAGACCGGGCGTAAAACCAAAGCCTTTTTCACCAGTGGCGGGACCGCCTATTTTAACATTGGCCACATGTCGCCATTCTTTTTCAAGCCTCTCTGCTTTTGCCATATCCCAGGAAAACAAAACTGAAATATGAACCTCATCGGCTTCATCAAAAAAACCCGGACCGGTATTGATCCGGACAAGACCATCTGATGGTGTGGCCGCTGTTTTTGTGGGGAAAACCCTGATGATTTTCAATTATTTATTTTCCTCCAGGCAGAAGACATTTTTTATATGGCCGGTCTTTTGGGAAAAGCTTTTTATGTTGGTGTCTGTCGGCATGTCGCCCACGCAGTCTATACATTTGATTTGGATGTTGTTTACTATTTGCATTTATGCTGCCCCCTTAAATATCCCTCATGTCTGCCGGTTTAATCCCGATGGCTCTGTATGCAGGCATAGAATAGGTTTTGCCATTAAATTCAAACCAGCTTATTGATTCCTCAAGTCGGCCCTTCATGGGCGTGATACCGTCTTTTTTTACGGGTATACCCCAAAAATAAAAGGACAGCCGATCCCCAAAATAACCATAGCTATCAATTATTTTCGGCTGTATTCGGGTTATTTGAACCTTATACACACTGTGCTTTGATGTGACGATATCCCCGATTTTTACAGGACTCATGGAGTCTATTAACCGATCAATCATAGCCTGAGACTCTTTTCCAATTCGGGCTTTGAACGCTTGAAACTCGTCAGATTTAAATTCAAATTGTTCCATTATTCTTTCTCCTTTTTTGATTTCAGCCATCCGCTTTCAATTATCACTTCTGGGCGCTTCTTGAATCCGGGTCCGATCAAAATGGTCAAACCCATAAACGTCCGGCTTCAAAACAGTTATCTGACTATGCCGATGATCTTTCATCCAGCCCTGAAGCATTTCGAAATATTCGTAGGTTTCAGGCCAGTCCGTTCCGTGGTCAACAAAGATTGCTTCAAACTCATCTTTCTGATCCAAGAGCATCAACATCATTGCAACCGAATTCACACCACCCCCAAACGATAAATATTTTTTCATCAAAAAAACCTTTCCCCGGATAAATTAAATTCAGGGCTCTCCCGCCGATCAAAAACCGGAGGGCAATTTGATTTAGGCACATACTGATCATCCCACTGGACCGGGTAAAGCTGCTGTATTCTGGTCCATAAATGCTCCAATTCTGGCAGGGTCAGTTGATCCCGTGGTTTCCCGTTTGAAATACTTCTGGCCTCTCTCATCACCTGGGGATATTCATAGCCCTGATCATAGGCATATTTTTTCAGGTGTTTGTCTATCTTCTTCCTTAATGACAGCTCCTGCTCTTTTGGCGTTTGTTTTACGGGTTCAAAGGGCAGGGAGGGGGCTTTGCCTATCACCAGTCTGGAAAGCTCAAGGATTTGAGATTTAAGCGGGATACATGGGCCTTTTGGGTCGGATCCACCGCTCATGTCTTCCTCGATCTCGTCAACCGGGAAAAGCGGGAGCTGTTCTTGCCTCTGTTTCGGATTCTTGGCCCTGGTTGATTGCTCTTTTTCGATCACGGAAACAAACTCCATAAAGGCCTGGTCTTTGGGTGCAAATATGTGGGCGGCTTGAGAGTGGTAGGGGCCGGATAGTTTGCATACTCGGGTTGCCCTAGAAACGCATTGTTCCATCCATTCCGTTGATCTGATCCGGGTGAGGATACAGACGTGGGAGATAGGCGGGACATCAAGCCCCTCATAAGCTATCGCAATCGTGACCAAGGCATCGAGCTTTCGTTTGAATAGGTCAATATTTTTCTGGCACTCGGCTTCATCGTGGCTGGTGGCCAACAGCGCTTTTATCCCAACGCCTCTCAGATAATCAATACACCGCCGGGCATCATCTATCCCGGCACAGACAAAGAGTATTTTCGATGCTGGTTTCTCCTGCTTGTACTTGAGCCAATGCACAAGCGCTGCATCCATCAACTGTTCGGCAAATTCGGTCTTGAGCGCGGTATATAACGCGCTGGACCGGTCTTCTTTTTTAACTTCTGTGAAACTATCGACGGATTTTACCCGGTTATTGTCGAATTCTTCCCACTCGAAAGATCCATCATGCAGGTGAAAATCGATTGGAAGGATCGCTTGCTCGTTGATGGCCTCGGCCCTGGTGTACCGGATGACGTGGGTATTCTTATCCCCGGACAGATCAACGTAGCCGTTCCGATATCTTACGCAAGCAATCTCTTTTTTATTCGCCCTGCTGAGGGTCCCGGACATCATAATCACAAACGTGGCCGCCTCTATAATCTCATTTACGGCCTGATGCCATGCGGAATCTTTTTCCACATGATGAAATTCGTCAAGGATTACAATATACCGGCGTTCCTTGATTGCCTGAAGCACATATCGGTTCTTGTCCTGGCCCAATGCCTGGTATGTCGTGACAAATCCATTCATTCCCCGGCAGGGGAACATTTCATTTGTTGATGCCCTGACCTGCAAGTTTACCCCGAAAAGCTTCTTGGAAAACGGGTCCATGAAGACTTCTTCGCACTGTTTTTGCAGCGATTGCCGGGGGACTATGCAGCATATGGTGTCTGCCAGCCCGGCCAGGATCAGCTTACCGGCATTAACCGGGACAGATCCCTTGCCCCCACCCGGCACAACAGGGAGGATAATCCGGGTAATGTCTTTATACTTCGGGTGGCGGTTGATGATGCCGTCCATGGCCATATTAAATTCGTGTTGGTGTTTACGGAGTTTCATTTTATTTCCTATGATTCCAAAGCCCCCGGACATGGTTACCGGTAAACCAAAGGCTGACCAGGAACATTCCCCACTGTCCGGCGGAATATGTGGTATAAATCCAAAACGGTTGGCCGATCAGCCCGAATATGAACCCGAGCCGTTTATATTTTGTCCCGGCGAAGGCCCATATTGAGGCACCGGAACAGATCATTATTATTATTTGGCAGAGCATTCGATTTCCTTTATTGCTTTCATTATGGGGCAAACAACTTGTGGGACAATTGCATTCCCTGCCGATTTTAAAGCATTCACTCTCCATCCCTTAGGTCGCACCAGTCTTCCGGGTAACCCATCATCCAAAGAGCAAAGGCGGGTTGCAGCTTCAATCCAACTTTCCCTTGACCATCCTGAATAATTTCCGAAACCTTTTCTTTCCCTGATCCCCGCCTGCGGTTGATGTACTCCTGTGAACATCCGGCCGCTGTCTTGGCATCTGATGCTTGAATAGTCGGCAGCATCCCCAAAACAGTGGTCAGCTTCCGGCCTGTTTTCCCCTCCGGCTCCTGGCCTCCCGTTGATGAGGTGGGGGTGGGCAGCATGGCTATTTTGCTGTTCAAATCCACAGTCCAGCCTTTTTCCATCTTCCTTTTTATGTTTCCGCTTTCCGGCAAGTCCGGGCTTCTGTAATCCCGGCTTTGTAAGGTTGGCAACAATCCATACCCTGTCCCGTCTATGTGGGGCGCCGACGGCACAAGCTGGAATAATAAACGGTTGAACCTGATACCCTTGGCCTTCCAAATCAGTGAACACTCTTTCGAGTACCAGTCCTTTTCCGATGCTTATAATGCCCGGCACATTTTCCGCAATGATCCATCGGGGATGCACTTCTGATATAACTCGTAACATCTCCGGCCAGAGGAAGCTATCATCTTCTGTTCCTGCTCTTTTACCTGCTGTTGAGAAGGGCTGGCATGATTATGGGAACCCGCCGGTGAGAAGAGCAACATTTGTTGCCCCTTCGATCCCACCGGAGAGTTCCGGATTTCCTTTTCTTTTTGATACTTTTGTTTTTCCTCCAAGGCTGCAAATCTCCTCTCTTCTCATTTTTGGCAACTCAATTTCAAGGGTTTTTGCTGTGTTGTGTTCATGCCATTCATGGTGGCAACTCTTACACAACCACGTAACATCAAGCGGTTTATTATAATCAGAATGGTGAGCTTGAACGCCAGAGCGGCCATCTTTGTAAACAGGAGATCCATTACATTTTTCGCAGATAAGGCTTTTTTTAATAATCCCGCTCCGGATTGCAGATTCCGTAATGTCGTGAACCCTATCCGATGAAGTTTTCCCGCCTCTATAAAAATGATTTTCTGCACCCATTTTTTTTTGATCTCGGAAAAGGCACCCTCTTCTTTTTAAGACCATCCACATGGCTTGGCGTGTTACGCTGTAAAAATTAGCAACATCCTGAATAGACAAGCCAACTTCATACATTTTAATAGCTTCGTCATAATCTTTTAATTTTGCAGCCATATCAATTTCCTCCTTTTGAGTTTGAGTTAATTGATTATAGCAAGCATTTACAAGCGTGTCAACAGTTAACGTTTTAATATCGTCATGACAAGGCACATCCGGCCAATACTTTTTCAGTATCCGCCGGCAGAAATCATCCTTTTCGCAGAAAGAAACTATTTCCAGGTCATCCCCCTACACCCATGATGCGGCCAGGGAGAATCCGCCAATTCCGGAAAAGAGGTCGAGAGTTCTAAAAGTCATTTCCGGTTCGCCCTCCTTCTTTTTTCTTCAGCATCATAAGCAAGGTGGCACTTCTGACACATTGCCATTAACCTGTCGTCACTGACGGCCCGGTTCTGTTCGTCGTGGTCAAGATGAGCTACGGTCAGAATCACCCGGACTTTTTTAATCATCCATCGGGTAAGTTGAGTGATCCTGATCGTGTCCCTTTTATCAGTGAACCATATCTGATAATATCCGGTTTTCCCCTTTCCGGTCGCTATCCTGAGCTTGCAGGAATAAACCTCGGATCTGTTTTCTATCCCGCAGATCTCACACCGGTTTTTTGCCCGTGCGATGATCCTCGGAACAATTTCAGATTTCCAGGTCGCTGGATATTTTTGGTAATCTATTGGCATTTTATAAGCTCATTCCCGGCAACACATATTCAACATCGAAAAAAGAAAGTTTTCCGGGGCAAGGCAAAAACGGCAGATCTTTCGGATTCTCAAAGACAAAGGCTTTGGGTCCGAAAAACCACTCTGACTGATGATAGGTCACACAATCAATCATCTCAACTGACCCGATGATGCCGCCGCGTTCATATAACGATTGTTCGGCTATTTCATAGTCAGGGTGTCGCCGATCCTTATTGTATTTATTAAATATCCACCTGAACCCGTCCTGATCAAATTTCATAGCCGCATGAATCAATAACGGTCCCCGGTAATTTGATTTCCATGTCCGGTTTTCAATAGGCTTTATCCCGGCAATGATTAATGAGGCCCATGGTTGACGGATTGACAGGGCTTTCATTATTCACCACCTCTCAGCTTAACGGCCTTGTCTGAGCATTGCCATGATATAGGCTCATGTTTCTCAATCTGGTCGTTAAGATCATCGATTGCGGTAGACGGGTTTAGGCCGATGAATACAATATGCTGCCCGGGCACTCTCCATATCCTCGACAAAGAATATCTATACTGTCTATCTTCTGAAAAAATAGCTGATTTAATCATCACTCCACCATCCCAATATCAGATTCAGAAACAATACCCCCCTGTTGAAATATGAGTGAGTGATCAGCCATGGTCTGACACTCGGGGATATGAGAAATAAAGAACAGCTTTTCAAAATGCCCCTGAACCATCAGGGCCCGGTACATCTGGATAAACCTCTCTGCCTTCTCTTTGTCCAGTGCGCCGGATTCTTCATCCGCAAAGCAGGTGGCAAAATGGATGCCGGATTTTTCAGTATTGACCAGGATCTGAGCAGCCTTAAACGCCTGCAATATCCACACGGATTCCCCACCCGAAAAATCACACAGAGAATATGTCTGCCCATCTCCACGGGTAATCATGATATCAAGGATTTCCGCACCGGTCTCCGGGTCCTGGGTGACAAGGTCAAGGAAGAACTCTCCACCGTAGGCAGAATGTAAAAGATCGTTTGCAATTCCGGTGAGAAGAGGGGCAGCGGCAGAGATTTCCAGGGCCTGCAATCCGGACTTCGAAACGGCATCCCGGATATAGGACCACTTCGACAATTCTTCCCGGACAAAGGTCTCACGTGATTTTAACTGGGCTATTTCTTCGATATTTTTTTCCGCAGCCTTGGTCTTGTCTTCCAGGACGGCAATTGATTTTTCGATATCACCGGCTTCTTTCTGGGCCTGTTTTAATTTCCCTTCAAGATCCGGCAGAACATAATTCCCGGTATTCAACAGGGTTTTTATTTCTTCTGATGTTCTGGCCGGCAAGATCAAGATAATCTCATTTTTCATGGACTCCGCAGCTTCTTCAAGCTCCATCATCCGGACGTGGATTTCTTTATCTGCAAGATTATAGTCCGCTGTTTTCTGAGCAAAGGTTCTATCCGCCTGGTCAAGTAATTTTTCGGCGGTTTCAAGGTCTGCTTTCTTACCGGCGAAAGCTTCAAACAATGCAATCTGAGACAAGCAAGATGTCAATTTGCCAGACACATCTTTATAAAGCAGGGTGAGCGTGTCTTTTTCTGTTGAGAGTCTTGTTTTCTCTGTAGTGTGCCAATCTATCCTGGCCTTGATATCTTTGTCCCACGCCTGGACTTCTTCTGTCTGTTTTTCCAGGTCGGTTTGTATAGATAAAAGCTCTTTTGATAACAATGAGGATTCTTCTGACAGCTTTTCGAGAACGAGCTTTTCATCTGCAATCAATTTTTCTGTCAGCTCTCTGCTTGCGGTAATCTCTTTTTGCTTACCGGCTTTCCCGGAAATCTTTTCCAGAGCATCCTTAATAAACGGACATTCATCGATTGTGCAAAGTCCTGGACGTTTTGTCAGCAAGGTTTCAGCCTGTGCAAACTGTTCAAGCTCTTTATCAAGGACTTTTATTGCTGGGGCAAGGACAAGGACGCTGGTTTTGCTCTCTGATAAAATAATTTTGTCTTTGACCCTGATTATATCTGTCTTCACCCTGGCCATCTGATCTCTCAGAATTTTTATTTCAGGATTGTTCTGATTCAACACTCGGTCAGATTCAAGTTTTGAGATTGCGACTTCAATACTTCCGATCCGGTTTTTCTTGTCCGTTCCCTGTTCGGTCAGTGACGCCAGTTCAGCATTCAGTTTTTCAACTTCTGCCTTAGCAGATTCCAGGCCGGAAGAAGCATTTAGTATTTCATCTTTCTGTTTTATCAAATCCGAGTATGGTTTTGTTTCGGTATAATAAGACTGTCGGTACTCACCCCATTTCCGGACCATCTCCGCTGTTTCGGCTCTCTGGGTAACAATCTGATCCGTGAGAGCATTAAACTGTTTCTGTTTTTCCTGGACAACGGCTTCCTGTCTTTCTGATTCGGACAGTTCTTTCTGCAGGACGGATATTTTCACTTTGGCTTCTGCAATATTTTTTTCTATTCCCGATATTTCAATCTGTCTTTGTTCAAGGGAGAAGTGATTCAACTCAAGTGATTTTCCATTCTTTTCGATTTCAGTCTCTTTCTCAGAATAAAATTCCAGATCCCGGAGGACTTCTGCAAGGGCTGATTCACATTCTTTGATCACGGCTCCGGTGTTATGCCAGTATTCGGTATATTTTTTCAGGCCCAGGAGTTCTATCAAAAGATTCTTGAAATCTCCCACGGTCAAATCGGTTAATTTCTGTCCACCCTGGCAGGAGAAAATAGATGAGTAGAATAATTTTTCTGAACCGAATAGCTCAGACACCACCCGCTTGTATTCGCTGATTTTACCCTTAACCATGGGCACGCCATCACAGGTTATAAACCCTTCCGGTGACATGGTTGTACCTGCCGGGATCTCTACCCTGAAAACGTAGGTTTTGCTCTGGTGGAGGTAGCAGACTTCCTTGTAAGAGTTCCTGTCTTTGAACTGCTTTTTGAAATTGTACTTTTGCGGGTTCTTTTGCTGACGGCTCGGGAACACCGGGAAAGGAGAGAGCATTTCCATGAATGTGGTTTTAGATGTTCCGTTGGCCCCGGCCAGGTTGATCAGGCCTGAAATGTGTTCAAAATTGACCGCTATTTCATCAAGGCCCAGGCCGTAATGGATGCCGTATGATCCTTTTGCTTTTATATATTGCAGGTTTGCCATAATTATTCCCTCACTTTCTCAAGAATGGTTTCAACGCCTTTCCTCAAAAGGAATCTAAAGTCATCTCGGATAGTTGCGTTCTCCATGAGCTTTTTTATATCGTTTCCCATTTCTGTGACTATTTTATTGACAATCTTCTGTGCGAGTTCTATTTCAAGAAGCTCTGTTATCTTCGAGCGGACCCGTTCATAATCAACGACGGATAAAGCGGAATGTAACTCCTGGGAGATGTCTATTTTTTTATCATAGGGAAGCTTAAAAACTTCTCCGGATTGAATCATTTTAACAAGAGCGCCTTCAATCGCCGCCTCAATTCTTCTCATATCCATCATGCCACCTCCCTTTCAATCTCTGTCTCATTGACGGTGACGGCCGGTTTGTCCTGGTTAAGCCGTGCCTGACAGTATTTAACCAGGTCGGCAGGACTCATGGCCTCCACATTTTCCAGCATTTCAAATACGCCGGCCGGTACGGGCTGGCTCCGGTGGTTTGCCAGGGCCCGGACTTTATCGATCAGGGATTCAGCTTTAATGATTTCCTCTTCCCGGGAATTCTCCCGGCGCACCCGGTCGATTTCCAGAATGACATTATCGGCCCCGGCTTCTTTGATTGCCTGCTTTAATGCTGACTGGTTAATCCTGCGGATGTCATCTATCCAGAGTGTGATTTTCACTTTTGCCCAGTAGCCGGGTGCAGCACTACCGCCATTGTAAAGGATTTGACCAACGACATTCATGATAAAATTTTCATTCAGGTGGTCCGGGTTTGCGACACAGTTAAAATTGACCTGAATCATTTCGCGGGTAGGGGTCTGGATGAACTCATGCCGGTCTGGTTCGTTGTCATCACAAATATCATGAATGTAGAAGCCCTTAACCTGATTTTGTTCCCCGAAATCTTTCCGGAAGATTGATCCGGCGTGAAAGGCGTTCTTTCCTGGGGAGATGCTGTATCCTTGAGCCATGTGAATATGGCCGAGAAGGTTTATATCAGCCTGAGCCATTGATAGCGAGACACTTTCTATGGCAATGTCAGTGCCGGGCAAAGTCTGAGTCTCGGAAATTTTTGACCCCTTCATGGAAAAATGACCGTTCAGGATGTGGGGGGCCCGGAACCTTTTTGCCATCTGATTGAACCCGGCAAATATTGCACCCATGGCCTGGGAAATGTTCTGATTATCAGTTTCGGCTCCTTGGCGGTTTTTCCAATTCTCTTTTGTTGGCGGCGGTATCTGAGTGACAACGAGACAAACACCCCCATGAATTGAAACGCGTTCCCCATCTTCCCACATATACGATGATGCTGCAATGCCATTAACCATTACATCAGAACGTACAAGGAAAATCTGTTCAGGCTTTGTACTGACATGGATCGGATTTTTCCCGGAAACATATTTTAAAAGTTCAGGGGTCTGCCCATCGTGCGAAAATGTTCCGCAGACCACGGCCACTGGTGCGACATCAGACAATTGCCGGAAGACTCTAGATATCATTTTTGCAGACTTTGTATCAGCCGCTAAATATTGACTATTCGTCACATCCCCTGAACAAATAATTACATCCGGGCGTTTCTGTTCTGCGGCATTAACCATGAAGTCAAGACACCGCTGGATTTCTTCACTGTTTTTTTCTTCTGCATGAACGTCAGCAAAATGCAATATTCTGGTTCCCATTATTTTTTTCTCCCTTCTTCCATGATGTGAATTAAATAGCCTGTCCTATCGGCCGGATCCCATTTGTGAACAGGTGCCTTAAATTGTTTCAGCGTGGCATCATGTCCAGCATATCCGGTCTTTTTAACCATTGCCTCAATCGTTTTTACCTGATCTTCCGGAGACTGGTTTTCAAAATCTATAATCATAGACTCATCAGACGTAGGGTTTCCAGTTTCGTCCGGTCCTTGGTCATCCGGCTCGGTTTCTGCCGGGATTTCTTTGATCTTTGGAGTTGGCAGGGTGTGAGCTGTTACCGGAACAGACTGCCCATATATGCCGAGTATCGCCTGCTGGAAGCTGGCAAGCTGTGCCTGCTGTACGAGTTGATTTGATGCATCCAGGGTATACCGGACAAGATAAAAGTTTTTCGAAATACCATCATGCTGGTTTTTATCGTTTGGATATGGAGAAAAAGCAACCGGCAGATGCAGGATATTCCGAATTACCCGGACCTGAGCCCCTGACTCGCATCGTTCGTCCAGGGTCTCTTTGATCTGGTTCATGTCCCGTTCGGTGTAATATCGAATAAACTCTTTTTCGTCGGCTGGCCAGGGGGCTTTTCCCTTACCTGCTTTGGAATCCTTGATTTTAAAAGAAAACTGAGTCCGGTATTTTTCTTCTATTGCATCCTTTTTGGCGTCAAGATCAATGTGCTTATGCCCTGCAACCTCAGCCCATAACCCTTCCTGAGTCCGGTACCTGCCAACAACCCGGAAAGAACAATAGTTCGGATTATCCCGGTTATCCATGCGCCCAACCCTTCCGGATTCTGCCGCCCACTGGATTCCGGCAGCATCGGCCAGTTTCATGGCTGCATGATGATGCAAGCCAAATTTTCCGGACGTTGAATAAAAATCATCCGATCTCAGTTTGATGATGTCCAGGACCGGGACGAATATTCCGTTTACTTGGGGGAGCGGGGTTGACGGGACAAAGATAAAATGCCCGTCCTTTTTTGCCTGGGTGAGTTTTTCGCGTATATCTTTATTTTGATCCATTCTCGTTCCTCCTTAAAAAGCCCTGCCCATTTCTCAGCCGCAAGACTACCGGCCCAACAGGATTGATATTTGAAATCGTTTATATTTTCCAAATGGTTGATTATTTCGTTAATCGTTTCAGCTATTTTCGGGTTGAATTTGAAGCTTGATTTCTCTATCATTTCCAGGCAAAACGAAAACAGGGTCCCCACATGCCTGGTTTGATTCAGCCATCCGGTTTCTTTTCCGAATTTTTCGACCGTCTCCCATATCCTGTTAAGGTCCTCTTCGGACGGCCGGGGGAATTTCCTCAGGTCTTTGTCAACCGCTTTTTGAAGCTGAAGGAAAAGAGCTTTCTTTCGGCTGGGTTTCAGAGTTCCGATTGTGAGGTCAGGTATAGCACGGATCAAGGCCAATTCGGTTATGTGGCGGAGGGCTGCCATTATTTCACCGCCTTTCCGGCCACGATATCAACGAACCAATATTTATCAACTTTACGTAGATCGATCTCGTTGACATTTTCTAAAATATATTCCCGGATACTGTGATCCTTGATAAACCAAATGTCCCCGCCTTGGTGTTCGGTCCTTGCCGTACCGCGCTTTTTGGCCTTGAGCCTGCCATCTTTGATAGCCCTCATGACGAAATGCACATCCACACCGAAACACTCGGCAAGACTATGCGCCGACTGACCCAGCAGATTCCCCAGCAGCCTGAGCCGTTTGCGTTTCAAAACGATCCCGCAGGCAGACCTGGTAAAACCGGCAGCCTTAAGCCGGAGTTGTATCCTTTCCGGGGTGATATGCTCCCAGCGCTCCAGTATCTCCAGTTCACGGTTTGACCAGATGGGTTCTTTCTTTTGTTTTTGTATCCAACCGTGCCGGATGGCGTGGCGGGTCACTTTCCAGCGGGGCAGCTTCAGCCTGTCAGCAAGATCAGCGATTTCACCGGAACCTGTGTTGGACATATAAGTCCGGAATATTTCATCATGGGCTTGGCTGGTTATGTGATACCTCTGAATCATCTTACCACCCCCATGAAAAAATTCTGGACGGGGTAAAGATGGAAGGCCCCTGGGGATGAAAAAAGAAATGGCTCATGAACCGGCGGAGAAATCCAAACCGGTTTCGGGGGTGTGAAATAATTGGAATGTGCGTGGAATTGAAAAACCGGCTGTTTGTCCGGCTTTTCGTGAAATTGGTCTTTCATGTTGCCCTCCTTGTCTGGAGGGTTTTGGGAAACTGTGGTGGGATTCCTGATGGTTATTGAATCAGAAAATCATCCAGATGTCAAATATTTTTTCAAGCATACATTTCATAGGCCGCTAAAATCTTTAATTTTTTTAAAAACCCTTGACTCTGCTAAATTTTTAGAATAAATTGATGCCATGAAATTCAAACAGACGGAAATAAAAAAAATCCTGGGAGTATCTGACGCGCTCGTGTCTTTACTCCTGTCAGGGAAAAGTCCCATTACATACCGGATGGCAAAAAAAATCAGTGTCATGACCGGGATAGAAATAATTTTTATAATGGAGGCTTCCCCGAAAGAACTCAGGAAAGTTTTCAGGATTTTGGTTAGGAATGTCCGTGCTGAACCGACCACGGAAACCCCGTTGACTCGGGGATAACAGGAATGGCGGCCCGGTTGGAAACATAAAGGTAAGAACGAAGTCAAATATTTAATTTTAAATGGGTTTTGGGAAACTGTGGTGGGATTTCAAGACCCGAAGGAGGGAAAAAAAGAACGCACAAAGGGGGTCAGCCGCCTCACGAAACGAGGACCAACGGTATGCGGTCAGGGATTATGGAGTTCTGCGAGGATAAATATGGGCACCCTGGAAGATAGGCCAAAGAGTGCCCATACCTCTACAAAAAAACAGGAGGGTATGTGAAAAAGAAAAGAATTTTAACAAACATTTCTGCAGCCCTGGCAATATCAGCGATTTGCCTAACCATGTGTGAGACCCAGGATGTAAAAAGCCAGTTAATTCTGGCAACAATCGGAATCATGATGGCATGTGTTGGCGGATATTTTTTATGTGTCATCAACAGAAAATGAGATCATTCCCACCCAATGTGGTGTTTCATATTCTACCTCCGGGCTGGCCATGGACAGTCTTTACCTCCCACCTGATACAAGGTGCCGAAAGGCAGCGGGGAACCATGATTAAATTATGAAAGATCATCAGGACATAGGGATTCTCAAATCGGCATATATTCAAAAATGCCGGGAACTCGAAAAAACCCTTTCTGAATATCCTAAGTTAGCCGAAGATATGGCAGGTAAAGAAAGGGCCTATCTTATTGCAAAATCACAGGCAATTTTGAAACTGAAAAAAGAGGGTATCCCTATCACCCTGATACCGGATTTGTCAAAAGGTGAGGCTGTAAATCACCGGTTTGAATACCAGGTTTCAGAGGCGATTTTTAATGCCTGTAAGGAGAACATTAAGCGGCTTCATGCCAATCTTGATGCTTATCGCTCTTTACTCTCAGTTGCGAAATCAGAAATGGAGGTTAGATAATGGGAAAACCAATTGCAGTATTCGGCATTGACCCGGGGGTAAAAGGTGCTCTGGTGGCCATATCTGAATCCGATCTCATCAAACACAGTTTTAAGGACACGGATAACGCAGAAACTGCTGTCAAAATTTTGTGTGAACAGTTTTCTGTCAAACTTGCCATCCTTGAAAAAGTCTGGTTCAGGCCAAACGAGCGGGATGTCAAATCAGTCGAGGTCCTGATCCGGAATATGGAGATGTGGCACACGCTCCTCCATGTTTTCAAGATTGATCATCTTCTGTGTTCCCCGGCTGAATGGCGGAAGGGTCTCATTGGCAGTGTCAATGGGGATAAAAAACAGTATGTGGAAAAGGCGAAGGTGTTGATGCCACATCACGCCCATATGTTCACCCGGCATGATGTGGCGGAGGCTGGGTTGATGGCGTGGAGGGCCTGGCATCATGTTAAGGCTGGTTGGCCTACGGGGGTGACACTATGACAATTTTTGCGATCAAGAAAAGATATTACCCGGAAAACTGGCAGGAATGGGAACGCTGGCAGGAATACGAGCGCCGGAAAGCTGAGATTTCAGAAAAGGCAAAAACTCATGAAGAATACGAGCGGTTGAACCGGGAACTTTTGGACGAGCTGGGGTTGTAGATGCTTGACAAACGGTTTGGGGTATCAAAATGAAAAAATCTTACAAAGAAAAACTGTTGGACCCAAGATGGCAAAAGAAACGGCTGGAAATTTTGGAAAGGGATAATTGGTCGTGTCAAGCTTGTGGAGCAAAAGATAGACCATTGCAGATACATCACCTGTCATATCAAAACTTAGAACCATGGGAAATAGAAAGCGATCAACTTATAACGCTTTGTGACGTTCACCACAAAATAGAAACCAACAAAAGCATAGATGCCCCGGTTGGTTTGTTAATTAAAAATGGGTTTTTATTCACTGATATGGGATGGATACTTCTAAAAATCGCTTTGCATTTTGATAGGAAAGAAGCCAGAGAAGCCAGAGAAGCCATTGATAATCTTATAAAAAACAGAAAAGTAAGGTTCAAATCATGATATCCAAAAAAGTTGATAATGTGACAAACAAAGAACGGGGATTTAAATGAAAAACAATATTGACTTTTATCAGCACTACGCCAATGCGGATCAACATCCAAAATTTAAAATGTTGAGGGTTCAATTCGGTTGGGCTGGGGAAGGCAGGTTCTGGGCTTTAAATAACAGAATAGCCCAGGCTGATAATTGTTGTTTGGATATTTCAAAAAAATACAATGCTGCATCTATAGCCTCAGACATCGGGCTTTCTATGGACGAGTTTGAGGCTTTTATCCTATGTTTAAAAAATGATTGTGAGCTTATCAAAGAATGTTCCCCTGGTGTGGTAACGACAGATATTATTCAAGAAAATTTCAAGAGTGTTTCCGGCAATAGAGAGAAGGCGAGAGAAAGAAAAGAGCGTTACTTTGAAAAGGTTTCTAAAGGTTCACCCGAACTTTTAAATAGTTCGCCCGACCAAAACAAGAAAGTAAAGGAAAGTAAAGTAAAGGAAAGTAAAGTAAAGGAAAGTAAAGTACTAGAAGAGATACCCCCCTTACCCCCCAGGGGGAAATCCGAAAAGGTTTTTTCTGAATTAAAAGATTATCTGGAAAAAATGATTCCTGAAAAACTCTCCTATTCTAAAAATGAAATAATTTCTTTTTACAAATACC